AAAATATCACCTTTATTTCTTTATTAAAACAAAGGATTGAGTGATATACTTACACCTAAATAATATCACTCAACCGTAATAATTTCAACATCATTAAATCATATTTATATTTTCTATAAATTCATCAAATAATTTTCTTTTTATCAATCTTTTATTTCCTACATATAATACAAAATTACAAGTAGGTTCTTTAATCAACATAGTTAATCTATTTATTCCAATATTGGAGTATTCAGCAGCTTCTTCAAGTGTAAGGTTCTGTTTTTGATAAATCGGAACTTTTTCTTTCATAATCACGCCTTTCCAGTACTTCCAAAGCCACCTTCACCTCTTACAGTATCAGACAATTCATTCACTTCTTCAAAATCAACATGAAGATAAGGTATTATAACCAACTGAGCTATCCTTTCTCCTGGAGTAACAGTTCTAGGGGTATCTGAGTCATTATGTAATGCCACTATACATTCACCCCTATAATCACTATCTACTACACCTACTGCATTAGCTGGTCTTAAGCCTTCATTAGTTGCTAACCCACTTCTTGCGAATACAGCACCGAAATAACCATTAGGAATTTCTACTGCTATGCCAGTACCAATTTTAACAGTTGTATGTGGTGTTATTATCACAGGAGATGTAATAACAGCGTATAAATCATATCCTGCCGCATATTCACTTCCTCTTGTTGGAATCTGTACATTATCTCTAAGTTTCTTAAGTTTAATTGTTGTGCTATTAACTACTGTACCTTTTATGTTTTCTATACTTATCATCTCTATAATACCTGCCTTTACTAATTTTCTTGTTTCCTTTTCAACACAATTCTTAAGTATCTTATACAAAGTATCACCTTGACGACTATCATCATAATAAGGATAATATGTGCCTGTGGTATCAGATACTCTGCTGTTAAATGTTCTCTCTTCGAGATTAATATAGAATGTCAAGAATATTACAGGTCTTTTCCCGTCTTGATATATAACAGTTCTATATGTATAATCTCCGTCTGATTTATATCTAAAGCCATATTCTTTAAGCTTCTTATCGGTTGCACACTTTTTTACTTCATACATAAGTTATTTTTACTCCTTAATTGTCTACATATTTTTAATGTTATTTTTAAGATATACAAGATACTCGTTCCACTTACCAATACAGTAAATATATTCTTTACCTTTAAGGCATTTTAATCTCATATCTGATTTAATATTCTCCCAAGTGTTCTTTTTTGTAACTAAAGTTTGCAAGAATGAATTGGTTATTCTACTTAGGGTTAAAAGCTTCTCAGGAGGAATTTTAGACACGATTTGTTTATACTGTGTCAATTTATCATCTGGGATTTTATAATTAGATTTTGGGAGATTTTTAGGCGAAAAAGGGCTTGTCTGAGAACCACTTGTTTTAGGTTTTAACAATGGGATAATTTTGTCAGAGTTGATGAATTTGAATTTAAACAGAATTTCAGCGTCCGTTTCTTCAATGTCAAATATCAAAGATTTGTCCGTTTCTTCAAGATTTTTAAGAATGTTATGTCCTCTTCCAAGAGAAGGAATATATGCTTGTAAAATGTTGTGTCCATAATAGAATACTTTATTACCAAACTGGCAATCTATGTAACAATCTATATCTTCTAATGTGCCATTGAGCTTTCTATTAAAATCATTTGTTATTTGATTAATTGGAGCACGTATTCTATATTTTCCTTTAAATTTATCATATAGGTAATTTGCCGTACTTAATCACTCCTTTACTTTATTATTCTGTATATATCGCACTAATATGGGAGATGCAGATAAAATTTTGTTATAATTTATTATCATACCTAAATCTATTAATGTATTAATGTGTTCTATTATTAATGTGTGTTTTTCGGATGATTCATTTTCAAGCGTAATATCAAGATCATTAATTAATTTTATTAAATGTATATCAGGGTTATTATATATTTTTAGAATTATTTTCTTCTTATTATCATCTTGCAATAACTCTTTTATTATATTATTTGTGTTGTATTCATTGTATAAATGATTATATTGATGTTTACAAATTTCAATTGTCGAAACACATAGTCCAATTGTATATATTAATTCTGTATTGTTACAATCATTAAAATATCTTCTTTTTAAAAATTGAATAAATCGTTCATATTTAAACAAATTATGCGATATCTGAGAGTTTACTATCTTTGAAAAAATATAATCAGATACATATTCATAAAATGCTTCATTGGTTTCATTTAACTCTTTAGCCAAAGTGCTATAAGTTGTTATTTTAGTTAAATCTTTAATTTCATATATCATTTTATCATTGTGCCTTACTAATATTCTTCATATTCTTTTTCGCTACTTATTTTAGGTGCATTCTTTTCACTGTCTAATACAGCATCTAAACATTTTTGTCTATCGTTAAATATTAATTGGTTAAGATTATTATATGAAAATAAATATACATGTTTATCACGCTTATCAACACCAACAAAATAATCATCTTCTACTGTTCTTATAAGCAACTCACTTACTTCGTATATGCCTACAGCTTTTAATATTCGGGCATAGTATAAAACCATACCCTTCCTTACATCTTCTTTAGTCATTGTTATTCTTCCTTTTATTTAGCGTTATATTATAAGTCCTATAATTATTGCTAGAATTGTTGTCCATAAGTTCATTTTATTTATCCTCTATTTTTTTCTAATATAGATTTAATTTGTGCTTCATATAAAGTTGTTGCACTAATAATTTCATTGCAACGACCTTCCATTTTATGAAAGCTATTTTCCCATTGGTTACACATTCTAATTATTGTTGCAATATCTTCATCATACCCATACTTGTTTTCAAGGTTACGCAACGCAACATAATAGTCTTCACCATCAATCTGAACACCAGATGATTCTTCATTTGCAATATCTACATAAGACATATTAATTACCTCCTAATCACAATATAAAACTACTTTGTTCTGAGCAAGAGATTGTTTCACATCAATACAGTTTTGGTTCTTGCTGCCTCGCCATTTCAATGTAAGGTCTTTCTGCTCATCTATATATTCTCCGTCAACAAGCACATCTATATTAGAAATTATCTTCCATCGTTTTGACCAAACACTAGGTATTCCACTAACTTTCTCGTATTGTTCTTGCTTTATAATCTCTGATAATTCATATCCCGTATATAACCAAATAGATTTCTTAGGAAATGAAATACGGATTTCTTTAATTAGAGACAAGACTTCATCGAGGCTTTGTTCCGCTAAAGGTTCGCCCCCTAAAACAGAAATTCGTCTGATATATGGTCGATCAATCAATTCCATAAATTTATTTTTTGCTTCTTCTGTCCATTCTTTACCACCATTAAAATCCCATGTTTCAGAATTGAAACAGTTGAAGCAGTGTCTGTCACACCCTTGAACGAAGAGGGAGACTCCAACTCCCTCTCCATTTGAAATGTCCATAGATCTAATCTGTGCGTATCTCATTATAAATCCTCCGCAATATCTGTCATATGAACATATCTCTCCTTAATTTCCTGAGTACGTCCTTTTCCCCAGTAATTAGTTCCAATATATCCGCAAGTCCTTCTTGCTACATTCATCTTGTCTTTATTTCTATTGTGGCAATTTGGACATTCCCAAATAAGTTCACCACCTTCATCAATAATTTTGATTTCACCGTCATAACCACAAATCTGACAGTAATCAGATTTTGTATTTTCTTCTGCATACATGATATGGTCGTAGATAAATTTATTCATTTCTAAAATAGCATCTACATTATTTACTAATCCATCTGTCTCAACATAAGATATCGCACCTCCAAGTGATAACGCCTGAAATTCTGATTCTTTAGCAAGTTTATCAAATGCATTAATTGGTTCTTTTACAAATGTATGATAACTGTTTGTGATATAGTTTCTATCTGTAATACCTTTAATAATTCCAAAGCGTTTCTGTAGACACTTCGCAAATTTATACGTTGTGTTTTCGATTGGAGATCCATAAATTGAAAATCCAATATAATGTTCTTTATTCCACTGGTCACATTTATCGTTCATAAACTGCATTACTTTAATGCCAAAATCATGACCTTCCTGTGAATCAATATGTGATTTACCAGTCATATATTTTACACATTCATATAATCCTGCATATCCAAGAGAAATACTTGAGTATCCATTATGAAGTAACTTATCAATCTTTTCACCTTTTTCAAGTCTTGCAAATGCTCCATACTGCCATAATAAAGGTGCGACATCAGATAGTGTTCCTTCTAATCGTTTATGTCTGCAAAGTAATGCTTTATGACATAATTCTGTTCTCTGTTCCATTAAATTCCAAAACTTTTCATAATCTCCTTCAGATGACAATGCTATATCTACAAGGTTTAATGTGACAACGCCTTGGTTTAGTCTTCCATAAAATTTATAATTACCATTTTCATCTTTATAAGGTGAAAGGAAACTTCTACACGTTTTTATTACATATCACTATGTACACTGACTATATATTCTCTCCGAGTCCGTTACTCTCATCAACGAGCCGACTGCTTGGAATTGGTGCTTGTCTCCAATCCTACACCGCTACACTCATCACGGTTAGTCGATACACACTTCCTATTTCTAGGGTTGGCACGGTACTCATCTTAGGTCACAGAATCTCTTCTACCTAAGACCTATCCGTTAGCAACTATATTAGTTACACCCTCTAAGCAACGAGGTTCAATCGGTTTATCCTGGGCTGTAGTTTACGCTCACCCATACACGGGAAACAGTTGCCCTCTTTATACTTCTTCATAATCTTCTCTGAAATATAATCAGGGTTCATTCTCTTTGCAGTACACTTAGCTGCAAGTTTTGTTAAATACCAATAAGGGGAATTTTCATGGATATTATCTTCTTCTAAGACATAAAGAAGCTTTGGAAAAGCCTGTGTGACATATACGCCAACTTCATTTTTAAGACCAAGTAATCTCTGATTAAGAAACTCTTCAATAATCATTGCAAGTTCTTTCTTATACTCTGTAGTCTCTCCAAGATACATGAATACACTCAAAAAAGGAGACTGCCCATTTGAGTTAGACATAGAATTGCACTGATAGTTAAATGTCTGAACGCCATCTGCTACTTCTTTTTTGGTATCAGCTTTTGCATATTTTTTACAATCTTCATCAGAAAATCCCCATGACTTATATTTCTCATAGTATTTGTTGTAACTATCTCTTACAAATGGTGCTAAATGTGTAAGAGTAATTGTAGCCCCTCCATACTGAAGTGACGTAACACCAAGAATAATCTGAGTGGCGATTGTACAAGCAGTAATAAATCTATGTGGTTTTTCAATCATTACCTTGTTAATACAAGTACCATTCTGTAGCATATCTTCGAGATTAATAAGTGAGCAGTTACTCATCGCATTCATACCAAAATAATCAATATCATGGAAATGAATAATTCCTTCATCGTGCGCTTGTACAACTTCTGGTGGAAGTAAAAATCTACGAGAAATATCTTTGCTAACAATTCCTGCCATATAATCACGCTGAGTATTTAATACTTTTGAGTTTTTATTGGAGTTCTCAGTATTCCAATATTCACTTTCACCATCTAACAGTTCATCAATCTCGGAATCTGTTGTATTCTCATTTTCTCTCTGAAACTCACGAATACTTCTATATCCCTCATATGCTTTTGCAGTAAGTCTCTGCTTTTTGGTAATTAATTTATCATAAACCATTGATTCAATATCAGAGATGCTTACTTCTTCTTTATCCTTACACTCTTCTTCAATCTCATTTGCAATGTCATCCGCAATCTTTGGCTTTACAATGCCTGAACCATTCTTCATAGCTTTAAGAATTGCCGTTGAGATTTTTGATTTGTCAAAATCAACCTCTGAACAATCTCTCTTAATTACTTTTGTCAATATTTATATCTCCTTCCTCAATTTTGTTTATAAGTCCCTCAAATGACGATTTAAGATTTAAAGTTAGTTCTTTCCAGAATTTACAATAAGCTTTTTCTTGTTCTAGTTCTTTTTGTAATCTATTTATTTTTCCATTATCTTCATTTGATTTTTGTACATTATCAGTATTATCTAACACTTTTAAATAGCCATAATACCTATATAATTCATCATAGTGTTTATTACTTACCCCTATAAATAAACCCTGTTCTACGCCTTCTAAAGTTATCATATAGATATCTTCTTTATTATACGTTCCCATTTATCTCCTTTCTCGATTCCATAAGAAATCAACCTTTCATTTAATATTAATTATTTCTCTTCAAATCCAATAATCTTACCATCATTAATAATTACTCTTGTATTCTTGCGTTCAAATAACTCAATACAATCACCAACAGTAATATTATCCATATTAATTTTTGTAGTTTCTCTTAACATAATTAATCCTCCAATTCTGCTTTATATATCTGATAAATCATATTCCAATTCCAACAATGTTTACCATCCCAATTCTTATTCCAAGGATAAATTTCACCAAAACAAATCTTTATCTCTGCATTAGAAGTCTCAAGATTATGTGCAGAATCATCAATAAATAAGCTACCACTCATATCTATATGAGACTTATTCTTATATTCTTTGAGATTAACTCCTATGAAATGACAAAATGGGAGAATTTCTTTACACCATTTTTCCTTTGCTCTGAGATTAGGACTATAGCCAGAAGAAACAATAGTAACTTCATCTTGTAAAGCAAATTTTCTTAACACCTCATAAGCTTGTGGCATAAATTTTAACTTATCAAAGAATCGTTGCTGATTGAAATATGTATTTATATATTCCCTACTTGCACAGTTAAGTTCTTCAAAGTTCCAAGTCTTAATCTGTTCTGGGAAAATATATTTATAACCACTGTAATATTTAAAATCTTCATTATATAAATCACATATTGCAGCAATTGTATCTACAATAACTCCGTCAAAATCAACAAATAATTTTATATAGCATCACTCCAATCGGTTAATTTATATTTACATTCACCATTTTTATCAAAACTATAATTTTCTCTAAGAAATTGAATATTGAATGGTGTGTTCTTGTTATGTCTTACACAATCTATATGTGGACAATTACGATTTCCACAATAAATTCTTTCTATGTTTTCTTTTTTCAATTTCATCTAACTCCTTACAGATACGAGCGGTATCATAAGCGTCTCTACATTCATTACTAACTACGTAATCAACATATTTTTTTATATGCTTAAAATCTTTCTTATCAGCCTTATATCTACGTTTATTTTCTTTAATATCTTCAACAGAGCCATTAGAACGTACAAACATTCTTCTTTTAAGCTCTTTATTGGATACGTCAAGATATATAGAAACAATAGGCAAATAAGGATATTTTTTCTTAATATTTTTAAGACCTTCAGGCGTTAAAATAATGACCTTATTAGATGCATATTTATAATCACCTAAACGACTGCCATATAGCCACATTCCTTTTTCTGTTTCATATTCTCTATATTCTGCAAAATCGCCCTTTTCGATCATATTCATAAACTCGGACTGGCTAATAAAATAATAATCAACACCATCAATCTCACCTGTTCTCATAGGTCTTGTTGTACAAGTGGCAACTCTTGAATATCCCATAGAACATAATATTTTTGCAACGCTGTCTTTTCCTGAACAACTTTTTCCAATTAATACAATCACTCGAAACCCTCCATATCTTTTATAAATTTTTCAATTACATTACTATCATCACAATACAGACAAACATTTACTAACTCTAATAGGTTAAGTGAAAATATTGCCATGATAGATTTTGCATTAACTTCATACCTATGTGATTTAATTGTTATTTCTTCATCATATTTAGATACAATATCAACAAAATCCTTTATTCTTTTAATATTGTCTAATCTAATAACCGCTGTTGTTTCTAGCATGTTTCGTTCCTTTCTAATCAAAATACATTCTTATATAAGATATCTCACCTTCAAAAATGCCACCTAAAGTAGATACATCACCTGTATTTCCCCAACGATTTGAAATATTAGGGATTAATGTAGGACTATGAACAATAAACTCCACAATCGAATCATTACTTATAGTGTATTGTCCTAAATTATCAGTATGTTCATCTGCCTTGCAATCAGCAAGAATACAAGGAATTACCTCGCCTGATTTCATAACAACATCAAATTTTGTGCCTATTTCAGTAGTGTAATAAGAACCGATAGCACAAGCATAACGTCCATCAATCATATAGATACCTGAATCATCAAGCTCATACTCAGACTTAAGCTTATATTGTGCTGAATTTGTACTTGTTATCAACCTTGCATCCATATATGATTTGAATGGTTTACTTCCTGGCACATCCATATCAATATAGTAAGTTTCTTCTATAATGACAGGAGTTTTATCGTCCACTTCATTATTCTCTGTTGCTATATTTTTTTGACATTTATTTATTTCTAATTGTCGTTGAAGCATTTTTTCTCTGGTTTTTACATAAAAATGCGATTCATAATAGTTAATCTGTGCTGCACTAGCAGTTATAGCTTGTATGTTTTCTGCCCTCAAAGGGGCGACAAGTGTACTTACTAATACAAGAGATATAGCCATATTACTTATCTTGTAAATCTTAAACACCCACTTCCATCATATTTATTTGTATATAACTTAATATATACTTCGTTAGAATTACTAGAATCAAATCCGACAGATTTTATGCTCATATCAACAATGCCAGATTCTTGTCTAATTTCTTCTATTTCATTATTCTCTCTTGTACCTACAGCAACATAAGAATTCGAAGGTACGTTTTCAAGAAAACTTCTTAGTTTACCTGCGTTTATATAATTCACGTTTCTTTGTCACCTCCCTTCTATAATAAACAAATCTAATGAATCATAGAAAGGAATTCTTCTTCTAAAATAATTGGAATATTAAGCGATTTTGCTTTCTGATTTTTGGATGATGTCGAATTGATATCATTATTTATGAGATAAGATGTTTTAGAACTTACAGATCCTACGACTGTACCACCATGAGAAACTATATCGGCTTTCAATTCGTCACGATTCTTGTAATGATGTACTGAGCCAGTTACAACGAATGTTTTTCCTTGTAATGTATTTGGAATTTCATCTAAGACTATATTAGGTGTTTCAAAAGTAAACTCTTTTGATAATTCATAAATCATGTCAGAATGTTTAGACCAATAATTGTCAAGAGAAGATATAATTTTGTCACCTATTCCTTCAAGTGAATTAAAATAAGAAGCTCCTTTTGTTCCCATAATGACTATGAATTCTCTTATACTATAATTAACTCTTTCCGCAATTAATTTGCTTGCAGTCTTTCCTATTAGGGAAATTGAAAGCGAATAGATAAATCTATCTAACGTAGTATTACGTGATTCTTCAATAGAATTGAGAAGTTTTTCAACAGACCTTTTTCCAAAACCATCTAAGGTTTTCATTTTATTTTCATGGTCTGATAAATGATAAATATCTTTAATGGAATTCAGCCAGTCGAGGTTAATGAATTTTTCTATTGTAGATTCTGAAAGATTTTCTATGTCCAACGCATTTCGGCTTGCTGCATGAACTAATTTGCCTAAAAGTTTACCTTTACAGTCTGAATTTTCGCATACAAGTACCTCAGAGTCGTTCTCTTTAATAATTTTTGTAGGCTGACCGCAAATAGGACATTTACTAGGAATCTTAAAATTACCACTCTTATCAATACTGTCATGCACTTTAGGAATAACCATATTAGAACGGTAGACTCTAATTCTATCTCCTATTCCAAGCATCATATCTTTAATATATGTAATGTTGTGAAGTGTTGCTCTTGTAGTAATTGCACCATTTAAATCAACTGGCTCGAAGATTGCCACAGGATTAATCAAACCCGTCTTTGAAGTATTCCATTTAATATCTGTAAGCACCGTTTCAAATAATTCATCTTCATATTTATATGCCATTGAATGTCGGAAAAATTTATCTGTACGCCCCATTGAATCGGCAATTTTATAATCATCAACTGCCATAACAGCTCCGTCATAAGGAATATTATGTGAGTTTGCTAATTCTCTTATTTGATTTAATAAGATTACTAACTCTTCTTTCTGATTAATTCTAGGTGATTTTAATATTGGTATAATCTCAAAGCCAATATCTTTAGCCTTGAATAAATCTTCACTAGGAGTTTTATGTTCAAAACCTTTAATAACTCTCCAAGCAACAAATCTCATATTTCTAATTGCAGCTTCTTTACTATTAAGTAACTGCAATGAACCAGATACAAGATTTCTCGGATGTTTATATTTCTTATCTTCTGGAAGTTTATCATTAATCTCTCTGAAAGTGTCCCATCTAATAATTGTTTCGCCATCAATAATAAGCTCATCCTTATATGGAATTTCTTTTGGAACATTCTTCATTGTTAATACGTTCTGAAGACATTCAATACCTCTTACTCCATCGCCCCTAGTTTCTGCGCCTATTAACTTGCCATCAATATAATGAAGCGAAGTTGTAAGACCGTCTGCTTTTACAGACAAGAAACAATCTTTATCTCCAATAAACTCAACCAACTCATCTACTGATTTTCTTTTATCAAGTGAAAGCATTGGATGATTATGTTTTACTTCCTTTAGTTCATCTGCGACTGAATAACCAACATTATGTGTTGGGCTATTTGCTAACACAATACCTGTAACATATTCAAGTGTCTCTAACTCATCATACATTTTATCCCATTCATAATCAGACATAATTGGAACTTGATTATAATAAGCATACGAAGCATTATTCAACTCTTTAATGAGTTGTTTCATCCTTTCTAATTTATCCATTTACTTCCTCCTTTCTAATTCTTATAAAATGAACATTTATTTACAGTCATACATAATCAGCTCTTCTGCATATGGAAGTGATTCTACCCACTTTATAAACGACTCTGACCACTCTGTAAGCTTATGATTTTTACGCTGAAAATACATATTACGGATATTTTCATAATTCATTGTAATTGTACGCTTCTGTAACCAAGATTCAGGTAAAAATCTAATCAATTCTTTCCAATATCTTTTATCCTTTGTCTCAAGATATTTCTGACGTAAGTTCTCAAGAACCATGATTACGTCTTCTTCAAATGCTGAAATATGGTTAAGTTCATTATCGTCCTCTGGATTATCAGCAAGAGATAAATTCCTATCATAATCATCAATCTCAAAACAATCTAATGTAATTGGTGTCGTGGCAAGCTTGTGCATTGTACTCGTTGAGTTCGCAACCGTCCCTACCTTATATGTATCAAATTCTTTCCACCAGTAAAGTGGTGCTGTAATATCCACTGATACAAAAATCTGTCGCATAAACTTTCTATGCTCATTTCCTGCTTTAATTAATCTCTGTGCAAGTCCAAAATCATTTTCACCGATAACATAATTATCATTATCATAATAACTGTCACTTTTAATGTGACTATTCAACGGATTTCTCATTCCACGGAGACTGTGTTCAAATCCCCATACTTCTGTATTCTCAAATTTCATTATTTATTTCCTCCTATTGAAACTCTGATTTAGTTGTCTTATTCTTCGTTCTGAGTTGTTGCATTAATTAGTCCTAATACACCTGCAACATATCCAACATAATATTTACCATCACATTCTTCTGCCCATTCAAGTGATTCGTTTAATATAACAATACCTTCTTTATAAATATCGTTCTTATCTATATATATATATATATATATATATATATATATTCTCTTTTAAACTCCAACATATCGTCTTAATCTTTCAACATCTGCTACTTCAATAAATTCATTAAGATAATTTATTGTTTCTATTATTCTGTCATATTCTTTTTGATAAAATCTTTTTTCATCAACAGTAATCCCGTCTCTTGTTGATTTGATGTGATTTATTTCTCTGAGTGAAACTAATTGAGAATATTCGCTGGTAAAATCTAATTCTTCTACATTTATAGTAATTTTCTGTCCGCAGAATGGACAGAAGTTGATTGCATAATTGTGCTCTTTCGTATAAGAGTCAAAACCGTTAGCTACTCTTTCTGTTGTAGTTAAACATAAGTGAGGTATGTTTAAATCTGTGTTTGATGCTTCGTCTTCATTACGCCACATCGGCATAAATTCATCTCTAAATTTTATAAACTTGTCGAATTTTTCTCCAAATGCTTCTTTCATATTTTCACAACAGAAGTCAATAGGTCTGTACTTCCAACTCCTTCTCAATACAGAAAGTCCGCATATCCCACCGTGAGGATTGTTTAACTTAAGTTTCAATAAGTTTATCTCCATTACCCATTTCTCCTTTTTACATTATTAATTCTTCCATAATTATTTGTTTAGGTAAAAAATTCCAACAATAATAACTACTACTAAATGTTATTTTGTTTTGAACTTCTCCGTTATTCATAAATTTCATCCTTTTATCGAACATTAAAAGTTGTAAATCCTTATTTTTAAACAACTGTTTAGGAGCAGAATCATTTAACCAAGTATTACTCATTATTAGTGCAAATGGCTTATTAAAAGATAAAGCTCTTTCAAATATTTTTCTCTTATTAGTAAAAGGTGGATTACTTATAATACAATCCCAATGTTCATTGGGTTCATATGTATAAAAATTTTCTCCGTTATCAATATGAGTAGCAATTACTTTATGACCTGATTGCCTTATTTGTTTAACAAATTCACTATCTTCTTTATCAAACGGACACCAAACTACTGCATTTTTTGGTATATATTTTAAAATTGGTTCAACTCCATAATTTGGAGTCATACACTCATCATTATTGCCTTTGCTATATAAGACTTCTTTACTGTTAATCATTTTTTAAACAGAAAGGCACAACGTTGTTTATCTTGCAAGACCTTACTTTATCCTTTCTATTTATTTTTATTCTTTTTACTTATTATTTTTTGGGGGATTTTTATAAAAATTTAGATTTTTAAGACATAAGTTTTTACATATTATATTTTTATTACAAATATGTGGGTAGGGATTTTCACCCTACATATACATTACTGTACAAACAGAGGTATTATTAACGTGACCGCTATGGGAAAAGAACTTCCGTACTCCTGGTTAACAGCCAGGCGCATGTTCAGTCGTACACTTAAATACATTTCTCGCTACACAACGGATATTTTGTGTCTACATATTCCACCACCACATATGTATTCTCTATTGCTGCATAGTTGTTTGATTGTTTTAAAAATATTTATATTAACAAATGTAATTTAATGGTTTTTCATCTTTACATTTAACGACTCTAATAAACATTAATCGTTTTGCACTCTGTGCCATTTTATTCTCCTATTTTTTTATATTTTAATACAGTTCCATCTTTTATCTTTTTATCCATATCTAGCAATGCATCCTCTATTGATGGAAAACGACATGGACAAATATGTTCTTTTGTTAGATTAATAAAAGAATATGTTCCATCAGATTTATTCTTCATTATCGTCACAATAACTTCATCATATGGGCGTTTCACCAACCACTTTCTCATAGATTCATCTCCTAATATTGTTATAAAATAATGGTTTCTTATTATTTTAATTTCTCCAAGGATCGTGTTTACTTAAAACTTCTCTTATTTCATCAATCATATCGTTCATATATCCGTCAGACTTAGCTTGGATATAATCTTTTACCGAATCAACATCTAAACCTATATCAATTGCATCATTATGATAAGGTTCACCAGTTAATTCTTCTCCATAACTAATTTCATCAAATGGAATATCATACCATTCACCTGAATTCCCATCTACACAGCTAAAAGTCAGCTCTGTGTTTTCGTCATATCCAATTTCATTTAATTTATTAATCAGATTTACTACTTTCATTTCTACCTCCTCAATTTTCGTAAGAATCTACAGCTTAATTGTTCTTTTTACTCTTTAACTTATTGAATATTTTTGAAAGATATTTCTTCTGCCATTTTGAAAAATTAACATTGTACATTTTTTCAAATAGTTCTACACCATCTCTTTCAAACATTCTTTGATAAGACCATAATTTATCTTTTGCGTTTACATTCTTGTTATCTTTAAAATCATCACGCATTACTACTCCATCTTCACGAATAATTTTTATTCTTGAATTTGGACAACTCATACAATCGTCTACATAACATAATCCAAACGGATCATATTCTGCACATTTTTTTTGGTCACAAATTTTTATAATTAGCTTATATTCTGTACTTGCTCTATCGTCCATCATATATAACCTCCAAATCTTCCAAAGAAACTGTCGTTTAATTTGCTTTAATATCGTATTTCTTTAATAGTGTATTTTTCTTTTTCAAATCAGCTTTGCAAGACTTAATATTGCTTTGGTACATATCAATTCTATTTTCTAATGCATCAATTTCCTTTTTAAGACAGTCAATACAATATTGCTTTGCTTCCTCCCTTGTCTCAAATGAATGATATTTTGAACAAGCTATATCCATATCATCCATGTCCATTTTTGAAATTTTATATAAAGAATCAACCTGATACATTGTTTTCTTTACAAGACTATCCTTAAATTTCTGAAGCATTAAATCTGCTAACTTATATTCTTTTGTTGTATATCCATAAAAACCACTATTATGTTTTTCGACTGAATTTTCCACATCAAAATGTAAGACTTCTATTGATGGGTATGTTTCATTGATATAATCTGTAACTTTTTCTTCGTCATACCAAATATATACAAAGCGTGGCAATTCTTCCATTTGAGCCAATACCTTAATGTAGTTTCTTTTATCTAAATTAATAAAATCAACGTCAAGACCTTTTGCCATATCCATATTTTGCAATTTATGCCTTGTTGAAGATATAATTGCATTTGTATATTCTCTTGACCGATAAAACACAAGCATTTTCATTTACTTATTCTCTCCTTTCTTTTCAATGAATGACTAACAGGAAATCCGTCTTTCCTTGGCTTTTTGAGTCTCTGAAACGCCCTATTGATGGGCATTCCAGAAATCTAAATTACTCTTCTACTGTATTATTCTCTGTTTCTAACATCATCCAAGTGTTTCTATTATTGTGACTTGTTCTAATACATTGTAAAAATGCTTCTGGTTCAGCTAATAATAAACATCTCTTTTTTGCTCTCGTAAGCAATGTATAAAGCATACAGTTATCAAGAAGCTGATGATGTGTATTGTCAATAATACCAATTACTGTCTTTCGACCAGCTCCCTGTAATTTATGTACTGTCATAGCATAAGCAAGATCCAAAGCAGCTAACTCTTTCTTTGTGTATTCAATGATTTTGTCTTTTCCAAAAATATCAGTGTAAGTTACTTCACAATATTCTTCTTTTTTCTTACCATCATATCTTTCACTGATTTTTGTCACATAACCAATCTCACCATTAAATACATTTTTGTCATAATCATTAACTGTTTGCATGACTTTTGCACCAAGTTTGAAAGTTGTATCAAAACCTTCAATACTCTCTAAAACATCACCAAGTAATTCATTTTGAATAACCTTATTAATTTCATTGGTGCTATTCAAACAATCTTTTCTACGAGGTACTGCAATAACCACATTGTCGATTCCATCTGATTCAACAGATTTAATAAATGTCTTAACAGCAATATTAAATAATGACTGTCGATTTGTACGGAACATATAATACATATCCTGTAACTCGCCATGAATAATTCGTGGCTGTAACTTCTCATATATAGGATTTATATTCTCACGAATCTTATTTGCATCAACAAGAATACCTGATTTTTCTGCCTGTCTCATAGGTTTTACTAACTTGCTCACAACTGAATCATCAAACATTTCAATTAAATCTGAAAACACATTACCAAATCCGATAGGTGGTAACTGTTTATGATCTCCTGAAATAATAATTCTTGTATTATCTCCAATTGCCTCAAGCCAATGTAAAAATAAACTGGCATTAACCATACTTCCCTCATCGAGAAATGCAACATCTGTAATCAAATGATTGTCTTTATTGTATGTAAAATCATTTAAACCTTGGCATCCAAGTGTTCTATGAATAGTCATTGCAGGAAATTCTGTTGCTTCTGTAATTCTTTGAGCTGCCATTGCTGAAAGTGCTGAAGCTGTCATCATATAATTATTCTCCATATAAGCCTTAACAATTGCTCGCATTATTGACGTTTTACCAGTTCCTGCTTTTCCAGTTATCAAACTAACAGTTCTATGTAAACTCTTATGAATCGTGTCTAGCTGCTCTACTACATAATCAAATCCTTGTTCTTCTTCCGCATGTTTAATTGCTTTATCAATCGCTTCATCAGAAATATTGATTGTTGTTTCAATTTGAGATTTATTCAGAATCAAATGATAAATCTGCATCTCAATATCGTAATAATATTTCAGACCAATTCGACCATTATCAATATGAAGAAAGTCATTATTTTCTAATAACCAATCAACCTTATTACAACACTCGTATATGTTATTACTTATGGCTGCTCTTAAAATCTTTTCAGAACACCATGTATGACCTTTACTTTCTCCTAGATCTTTGAAATAGTATTGGATAAAAGCTACAAGTCTTTGTGTAGAATCAATTAGTTCAGGTTTTAACTTCAGTGCTAAATCATCACATTTACGAAACCCAATTCCATCAATTTTTGTCATGATGTATGGATTTTTTTCTAACTCTTGCTTTAATAAAACTGGATTTGGTTCTTCTGAAAGCAATTTTTTAATCATTGCATAAGTGACACCAATTGGTTTTAGCATTGAGATAATGTCAGAAATGAGATAGTTATTGATGATTTTTTCCTTGATTTTATTCCAAGTAATTTCTCTAACACCTTTCACAAGACTGTAATCAATAGTTTTTAATGTACCATTCGCTACATCATTAACTACATTTGGATATGCATTTATTAAATTATCAGCCATCCATTCAGGAATCATTGACTTCAAAAATAATAGCTGCGTTTCTCTGCTTTGTGGAATAATGGCATATATGGCAATCGGTGTATATTGATCGCCATATTTTTTATCCTTTTTGTATCTCGCCTTAACTACATATTCTCCACCCACAACTAAATGTTGCATCTTTCCTGCCAACTTACTCATCTTTTTATCATCAATATCATTTGCAGAATTATTATCACCAAACGGATCGAATGTTTTTGTAGGTTTTGTAAAGAATGGAATATCATCTTTCGTTGAAAACCCAAACACGCCCCATGTTGAATCATCCGAGTAGTATTGCTCATATGTAATTATCGCTGTGAATTTATAAATCTCATCTTCATCCAATTTAAACTGATACTCCTTTCTTTCTTACATATTCAAGCCATTTGCTATATGGCTTTAATTTTTCTACAATTACCTTTTCCTCGCTATCTTTCTTACAAAGAATTGCTACTTGCTGTCCTTTTTTGACTAAATCTTCATATTCCTTTAATTGGCTATGCCATACAATTCCTTCAACAAGTCCAAAACTTGAATAGATATTTATATATGCGAACTGCTTACCATTCTTATCTTTCTTCTTTTGAACCTTTGCTATAATTCCAACTAAAGTACACTTCTCACCATCGGGTACATCCTCAAATGGTGTCAAGAATGTATAAGCTGCATCAAATGGATTATCATTGATAAATACCTGTAATGTTTGGAATTCCCAAAACTGTTCATCTTCAAGATATTTTTTGTTATCATCTATGTACTTTTGGAATCTTACCTTCTGATTTTCTTCAAACTGTATCTTTTTCAATCTGTTATATTCAGTAAGTAATGCTTCCTTGTCATATACAATTCGTTTTCCAGATGAAGGAATCACGTACTTCTTTAAGTCAATGTTCCAATCTTCTTCGAGTTTCTTATAGGTAGGCAATGATTGAACTTCTGAGAATTTTGATGGTTGATACTCTGATTTAAGATATGATATAAGTTTTTCACGCTTATTTTTACAAGGAATTGCACCAGATTTTATCAATGCAATAACAGATGCCTTACCTAAAGAAAGTCTCTGAATCAAATCATCAAACGATTTGTATATACCATTATTCTCTCTTTCTTCGATAATTTGCTTAGAAAGTGATTCACCAATTCCACCAATAGCAGATAATCCAAAAAGAACCTTATCCTTGTCAACTGTGAAATTCATTCCAGAATGATTGATATTCGGTGGCATAATATCCACATTAAAATACCTTGCATCAAGAATATACTTATTAATTGCACCTGCTTTATCTTTATTCTGATTGAATAATGCTTTGAAAAAGTAAGTTGGATAATGAGCTTTGAACCAAGCTGTCTCGAAACAAAGAACTGCGTAACTATATGAATGCGACTTATTGAATAGATAACCGCCTTTTTGTGATAATTCATTTGCAATTTTATCAGCAATCTCTTTAGGATACCCATTTGCTACAATTTCACCACGAAGAATTTCTGACTCTTTCTGTACTAACTCAACTATCTTTTTTCCGATTGCTTTACGGAATAAGTCAGCACCTCCATATGTTCTTCCACCAAACTTCTTAACAATATCAAGAAGCTGTTCCTGATAAATCATACAGTAATTTGTATCTTTTAAGATTTCGTCCATGTCTGGATGAATTGATGGTGGTCTACTTCCACCTGTTGCCATTTCAACATACTCATCAAGTGCTCCCATACTATCAGGTCTATATAATGCCAAGATGACAGATATAACCTCAAAGTCTAGTTGTTCAAGCTTTGGTTTTAATCGAATAAGCAAATCTTTCATTCCTGCCGATTCAACCTGGAACACACCATTGGTCTTACCACTTGCTAATAACTCATATGTAGGTCTATCATTCTCAAACTCTGGATTATTAATATCATAATCCCAAGGATCTAAATGTAAATCATCCTTAATTTCCTTCACAAGATTAAGTGTTGCAACTCCAAGAAGGTCAAACTTTACAATTCCAATATCTTCTACATAATGTTTATCAACTTGAATTACATGCTCACCCTTAGTTCCTATTTTCATTGGCATATAATCATTGATTGTTGTATCAACGATTCCAACACCACCAGCATGAATAGAAACTGTTTTAACACGACCACTTAAATGCTTTGCAATATCGAACAAATCAGCATATTGCGGATTGTCTGCAAGTAAATTTGGATTTGCTTTCATACAGTCATCCCATTTATCGAATGTAAATTTCTGTGAAAGTTTTTGCATTTGATTATATGGAAATCCAAGTATCTTACCAACATCAGTAATTGCGACTGTTGGAGTAATATAAGAGTAGTTAATAATCTGACATACTCTTTCTTCTCCATATTTATCTACAAGGTAATCAATGATTGCATCTCTGTTACCAACATCTGTATCAATATCTGGGAGTCCTACTCGTTCAGGATTTAAGAATCTCTCAAAAATGAGTCCATATTTAATCGGATCAATATCCGTGATATGACAACAATAACAAACTAAAGAACCTGCTGCACTTCCTCTTCCCTTACCAACCTCTATTCCAAGTTTCTCAGCAGCTTTGATAAAGTCCCAAACAAATAAGAAATAGCCATCAAACCCCATCGAATGAATAATACCCATCTCGTAGTTTAACCTAGTTCTTCTTACTTGCTGTTCATCTTCACTAAGATTGTCGTATCCTCTATCTTTCCAACCTTGTCTAACTAAATGCCATAAGAATTCATTATTATCTCTGTACCCATCAGGTAATGGGAACGTAGGTAACTGTGGTTTCTGAAATGGCATATCTACATTTTCAATTAAATCTGCTACCTTATTAGTATTCTCCAGTCCAAGACATACGTTTTCATATCCAATCTGACTATCCATAATTTCATGGATTTCATCTTCAGATTGCATATAACAACCTTCATATACCTCACTATTTTCGATAGCATTTTTGTCGTTATTGCTACTTTTTCTACCAATCTGAATAAGCTTGTCCTGATAATACAAATCTTCTTTTTTAGGTGCATGACTATCTGTTGTAATGATAAATGGGGTATTTGTTCTTTTTGAAAGTTCTAAGATTTTCTGATTATATGAAGACTGATCCTGATGAGAATGCGACTGCATCTCAAGGAAGAAATGAGGAAAAGCTTCTTTATATTCATTAACATATTCAATACACTTCTCGAAATCTGATTCTCTCGCTAACTTACTTGCTAAACAAGCAGAAGAAATAACAAAATTCTCAGCATAGGGTTTAATATCTTCTACTGTGCATCGTGGTTTAAAATAAAACCCTTCAAAGTTACTTTTTGTAATAACCTTATTTAAGTCTTTTCTGCCTTGCTCATTTCTTATCAAGCAAATCAAATGAAAATATTTATTGTCTTTATCCTTAACAGCAATATCTTCACATTCGTATAACTCACATCCATATATCATTTTAATATCTGGATAGTCTTTTTTAATAAGATCAAAATAAATATGGGAATATACATTTCCGTGTTCTGTTATAGCAAATGCCTTTAACCCTATTTCTTTTGCTCTATCCAACATTTCTTTTGGACTACCATATCCATCAAGTAATGAATAATATGTATGGTTATGTAATGAACTATACATAACTCACCTCCTACCAATCATCGTCTTCATCGTTACTATTTGTACTAATAACAGCTACATCTTCGATAATAATCTGTGGTGTTCTAATACCGTTATATTCGTTTATTGAAGGTTTTCCGACAATATTAAATGTAATACTATCGTTATCATCCCACGCGTTTTGAAGAAAATCATATAACTGATTACCTTCTTTACATTTGAACTGAATGTATTTAATATCATTCACCATAAAGCTGATAGTATCTTCGTTCTTGCCAAATACTTTAAAACAATCTATTGTCAATGATATATTCTCTATTGCAAGCATAGGTTCATCAATTCCTTGACAAATAATATCTTCAAACTGTGATAACTTAATAATTAAAGGGATTGTGACATGATTAATGTCTAAGATAAAATCTACACGATATGTAGAATCATATTCAGTATTTCTAAGAATACTGTTCATCATATTAATTGCTTTTTCTTTATCATCAATTGGTAAATTTACAATACCAAAAGCATTTGCATGACCTTTACCATTAACGAACCCTGTTGAATTAACAATATCTTTAAAACTATCAATTGGACTATTATCAATATTTCTTGCACTACCGCCAAATACAGTTTTTTTTGTCTTTTTATCAAAATGTTTCTTTAGCAGAATACAAGGTTTATTATATTGTTCTGCAATTTTAATTGCTACAACACCAGTTAATCTTCCATCAAGTAGGTCAGACACATCAACTATAATGACTTTATCGTCAATTGGAAGATTATCTACAACTTCTGAAATGGCTTTTACGCCTTTTTCTTTCATTTTATCTTGTCGTGATTTTGCATTTTTACAAAGTCTAGCAACTCTATCATAAATGCTTTCCTGAATTGTTTCTGCTGGTTTATCCTTTGTGGCTCTTTTTTTATATTCAAAGAACTCATCTTTTTCAATAAAAGCTCTAAATAACAATTCCTTTTCATCACTTGAACTGATACGAATCATTCCGTTTAAAATAGGTGTTATATACCATTGGATATTGTGAATATTAACCTTACCATTTATACTGTAATCTTGTGCTTTAATAAGTGCCTGAATACATTTATTTGTAATATTGAGTAATCCAAGATTTGTAATATATCTTGTCTCAAATGAACGCATATCCATAACATCGCTAATATTTGCTAATGCACATAAATCTAAATAGTCATCTGCAAACTCATTCCATGTCTCAGTATCTAATGCTTGTAAAAACTTATATACAACACCTGCTCCACAAAAATCCTTATTGAAATAATTGTCACTCATTTGATTATTTACAATCAATGCATATGAATTTTCTTCTTCTGACTCATGGTGATCAAGAATAAGTATATCAATACCCTTTTCTGAAAGCTCTCTACACTGTTCTGTGTCATTTGTACCAGCATCAGGGATAATCAATAATTTTGTATCATCAGATATCACAATGTCATCATCTAGTCCATGTGCCTTTGCTCTTGCGTGTAATATGTAATTAACTGGATAATCAGCATTCATTTTCTTAATATAAGAATACATCATAGCTGCTGAACAAAAACCGTCTGGATCTTCATCGACAAGTATTTCAATTTTACCCTTGTTATTAAAATGTTTCATAAACAACTCTACTGCTTCATGTATGTTATTCAAATTTTCGTATGGAATTAAAACACTTCCATCTAAGTTGAGATATTTCTCATAATCATCAATTCCTCTATTTCTCAAAACTTCCTCTAATACATTGGAAGTGTTATTGTCGCTATTTTCATATAATCTGTACTTCAAATACACACCTTCCTATCTTAATCTGTATATATTATTCTCTACTAAGTGCTTCCATTTAATAGGATCATCTGTTGGGGATTCTTTTTCATCAAGAATATTATCTTCATCAAACATATAATAAAGCGGAACACCATCAGGAAATCTTTCTGCTAATTCCTCTAATTCTTCTTTTTTTACATCTTTGTCCAAACATAAAACTATATCAACACCAAGTCTAACTAGCATATCAATTTGATATTGTGAAAGTTCCTTCCCACCTGTACCACCAGTATTTTGATAACCATAACTCCATGCTTGTTCAACAAATTTTTCAGATTCACCAACATAAATCCTTCCTGTTCTTTTTATATAAGGAAGAGTTTTATACAACCCATATATAATTTTTGATTTTGCACATGGCTCTAAATAAATATATTTATTCATTCCATCAGGTACTTTTCTATCAAAATATCTTGCTTTTACACCGACTAAATCTCCTAATTCAGAACGAATAGGAATTGTGTATCGGTTTGTTTCTTCATCAAAACCTATCTCAAACTCTCTTTGTGTTTCATAATCTATATGGTCTTCGTAGAATAAATCATTTACATAAGGTTTATAATACGAAAGTATTTTCTCCGAAATAGGTTGTAATGGTTTTTCTTTCTCTTCTGATATATTAGAACCCATATCTTCTAACATTTTCAGTATTTTAAAACTATCTGGAATATCCTCTTCAAAATCGTGATAATAAGACATTCCTATTTCTGAGCATATTTCCTTTAATCCTTCTGGAAATGTAAGGTCTTTGACATAACACACAAGATCAATAATATCTGTTTGTCTGTTACCCTTTATCATTTGTCGAGTTTTATTCAAACAGATAAGGGACTCATTATTATATAAAATAATTGCTCCTTTATTATCTCCATCAGGATTACCAGCAGTCCAATATGCGCCAACTGAATGATATTTGATATGGTGGCAACCAACGGATTCTAATATCTGTTCACAATAATTATTTTCATATATATAATTCTTCAACTCTTTTACATCCAAGCTGCCACCCTCCAATTAGTCACTATTTTTTGGTTTTTTAATGATATAACCTATATTTCTCCAAATATTTAAGTTCAAATCAATTTCAAATAACATAATCTTGTCTTTACTACCTGCTCTGTTTTTATCTGGTTTGATACAAAAATATTGTTTACTTAAATCCAAATCTTCCGTCACTGGCTCACCCCAAGAATCACATTCTAAAACAACTTGATATTTATGGTATTCTTCCTTATTTAACTTTTTACCAATATTCAGAATATCAGCTACGTGCTTTATCTGCTTTGCATTGGCAATGTTATTACTACTCAAACTAAAAATATCAGTAAATACCGTATCATCACTTAACTGGAATACTGCATATCCACTCATACGAAGTTCTTTTGTTAATTCTTTCAATTTAGTTGCAAATTGTTTAATCTGTGACCAATCATCAGTGTTATAACCTTTTAACGTGTCATAACCATAATATTTAATGTTCTGAACCATCTTTGCTTTACGCAATTCAAATTCAATTCTCTCAGGGCTATAATCATCTCCAACATCTTTAAACATAACTTTGCCCTTACGATCACTACTATCAATCCAATCTGTAACTTTTTTTACATTCCAATATTCTTCTGACGTATCTTTTATTCTCTTTATGTAATCCTCATTGCTTTCAAGATAAACACCATTATCGTCAATTTTTCTTCTGATAATGTCACCATTTTTATCATGATAAACACCTAATACAATCTCTTTCTCAGGCTTTGTAATATATACGCCATGCAGTTCTTGAAACTCTTTATTATTAATAACAGTCGTAATAAGACAACTACGAAGGTCTTCTTCATCCATCTCATTACTCATAAGAAAAAAGTTCTCATTTTGCACAAGTGCCACATAAGCTGCTAAAAGTACAAGTTTTCTTGTTTTACCCTCATTAGAAAGAAATCCTTCAAAGAGAACCTTTGTCTCTCTAAGACCAAGAAAAAATTCGTTATACATATACCAAGGGAAAGGTAAGCCGAAATTTGGCTTTTCAAGATATTTGTCGATTTGAGATGAGTTTTTATCAGTAAGCTCAACTGCTTCTTCACCAGCATTAATTACTGTATTTATCTTATCTGCTTTTGTACGGATAATTCTGTAAATGTCATTTGGTGACATTTTATCAAAATTCCTATGAGATAATATCTTCTCAACTGGAAACCCATTTCTTCCATACTCTCTTACTAATGAATATTTCTTAACAGTATCAAAATAATTTTTCACATCATTTTCATCTGCCAATGTCATAAATCTTTGAAGCGTTTTCCAACCTTTATACTGCTTATATAATTTAAGTCGTTCTTCATTCTGACTCATAAACACATTCATTTTTGTTTCATCTAATGTTTGTGAAAATGTAAGAAAATACGTTTCAAGATTATCATAAAAGAACTTTGTCGCAGGATCAGAGAAATCATACTTACTTCTCATAAATGTGCTGTAATTTACAATCAAGTCTAAATCCTTTGCTATAGAACCAACAAATAGAATTTCTGCTTGCACATTACAATCTTTTAATTCATGTTCATTATCCAATATTATCTCCTATCCAAAAATATCATCCACCAAGCCTGAAATATCATCTGTATCAGCCTTACTATCTTTGGACACGTTAGTATAACCAATTGATTGACTGACAATATTCTGTGATTTTTCTGTTTCTTTCTCAGTTTCAAGTATTTTCTGTTTTTCTTTCCACCTTAAATAACTGTCATATTTATTTATTAATATAGATAAATCATATAATACTAATAGTTCTGGGGTTATTACCTTATTTGACTGAGATATTAGCTTTTGATTATAGCTTCTTAAATAATCTATTTTTCTTTCCCACATGTCTAATAATTCACTTGCAGATATAGGAACATCTATTTTTTTACTAGTACCATTGATTACATCTTTTATTTTTGTCCAAGGTAACTTTACAATATTATATTCATCTCTTAAAAAAGAGCATAAATCAGATTCATCAAACCATTGTGAAATATATTTATTTGCATCATTAGAAAATTTTTCAATATTGTCTTTATTTATGCCCTTTTTGTTAAGAAGTCCTAATATAATTTCTTCTCCCTCGCATAAATACTTTTCTAAATTTTTTAATGCATTTGTTCGTTTAGGTGTTGGAATTTTTGTTGCATGACACCATTCAATAAAGCAATCCTTGTGATAATAATGTTTATCATAATAAACCAGTTTATGCTCATTTTCTGTAACATCTATATCTTCATGGCAATAACAACATTTTTTTCTTATTTTATTCATATTGATAAAACAGTCTTTATGATATAAATGTCCATCAAAATATATAACATCATTGTCCACTTTATTTCTATAAATTATTAGAGATGACTTACAACAAAAACAAGTAGGTCTAGGATACATAATTTCTTTTTTATTAATTACTATTCGTGCCATATTTTCTCCAAATGAGAACCTAAATCATCTAATTTAAAGATGATTTAGGTTAAAAAAAATTTAATCAAACATTGCTAATACTTTATTAAGAATCTCAATATCAGTTACATTCTTGTATGCTGTAGGAAGTCCTGCTGCTTCAAGTTTTTCCTTCATTGCTTTCTTCTCTGTAGGTGGAAGTGCATTTCTCTTAGCAATAATCTCTTTCTTAATTGCTTCAATGTCTGTATCGTCAGATGATGACTCTGTTGTTGCATTTGTATCACCCTTTAATGAATTATGAAGTTCCATTGCTTCCTTCTCATACATCTCCTGCTCAGTCTCTACGGCTTTATCTAAGTCATTCTTTAATACAAATTCCTTCTTATCAACATTCTTATCAATGACTGTCTGCCAATCAAGGAGTGTTGGATCTTCGAGAATATCACCAGCTTTATGTACTCTTGTTCTATCCTTTACAACTTCCGCACAAATCTGACCTGTTTCTGAATCCTGGTACATATGAAGAATAGTCTTTACATTGTAATCTAATCCCTTAAAACTATCATGTACCTTTCTTCCTGTTGACACTGATACCTGCTGACCATTCTTATCCATCTTCTGAACCGTTTCATCTTTTTCTCTTGCTGTAAGAACAACATTGATACCAATTGCCATTAAGTCAAGTACGAGATTCTGACCAGAATAGTTCAACTTCTTATAATCCTTGAACTCAAGATCTGCTCCCTGAATCTTAACAAATCTTTCAGCTCCTACAAGCCCGTCCTTATCAGCCTTAATGGTATTTCTCTTCTTAGATAATTCTAATAATCCCTGTTCACTTGTTAAACGGAAAATAGTTGTTCCATCAATAAGAATTGCATCTGGGAAAAATTCTTCTCCATCCGCATCTACAATTGGCTCATCTGTTTCATTTCCATCTTCGTCAAACTCATAGAAAGTATCATGGTTCTTAATCTTGTCAAGAATTGTAGTAAGCTCCTGAAGGCTCTGAGTATAAAAGATATGAATATTTCTAGTATCAATTCCTCTATCCTCTAACTCATCAACTGCATCATCGACACCGCCACCTTCAGCATCTACAACTGCTACTCTAAATGGCTTACCGTCATTTCTCTTAAAATCTGCAAGCTGTAATCCTAATGTTGTCTTTCCGCTAAATGTAGCTCCATATAATAATGTTACTAATTTTGTCTGAATTTTGTTTGCTGCTCTTGTCTTCAATTTTATTTCCTCCGTTAATCTGAAATTTGTATTGTGTATCCTTCGATAATTTTATAAATATCAGTTGGTAACACATTTATATATTCTCTCAATTTAGATTTGATATAGTCTTCCTTGAAGTTTTTATAATGTAAAAATGCTTCATTTGGAGTTTTATATGAACCAATATAATAAGATTTGCAATCAATAGAACACATGGCTACATAATTATTTCTATCTTTCTGATAATAAACTCCTATTGGTAAATCTCCACGCCTTGCTTTTTCCTTTATAAATAAAAGATTTAATCTTTCAGGAAGTAACATACAATTTTCTTGTGAATATATCCGATTACCATGAATTTTTACATCCTTATCAATAGTAAGTTTTTCACCACATTGATATTTATTTTGTTCATACCATTCTGCGAAATTTTGAAAATTATGCCAACTATGTTCTACACTGCAATCGTAATATGATGCGTTATCATAACTTTTATGTCCATAACATCGTTTAATCATATTAAACCAAATTGGATATGAAATATGTTTTGAGTTATATCTACCATTACCAATAAAACCTACACCATATATTGATTTATCATATGGATTTGTTATACTTCCATTTTTAAAATTTATATATGAAGTAAAATATCTAAACTTATAATCGTCATCAAATTCAATAAGTACCCTCTTATTATTTTGGTAATCAAGAATAGTGGCTTTAGTGCCATATTTTGAATATGACACTTCACCAACTCTTTCTTGCTTAGAATTATTTAATCCCAAGCTTCATCCTCGTCTGATCCGTCAAGACCATCAGCACTTCCCCAATCGTCATTAGAGTCAGAACCAAAACTCTCCTCTGCCTTATTTGCATTCTTAATCTTTGCAATAGCCTCTGTTACATTCTCCTCTGTGTAAAGTTCCTTATCAATTGAAGAACCCTTTGCTCCTGTGATAATAAACTCTCTCTTTGTAGGTGCAGATACTTTATCCATACTGTCCTCTTCACCCCAATTGTCATCATCATCTGTTGTAACTGTCTCTGTCTGAGTAGAAGAAACCATATGTCCACTTACCTTAATTGCATTGTAAGGTTTAAGTGACTTATTAAACTTATTAGCGAGAGCCTTATCCTCAATGATAAACTGAACATCCTCAATATTGCTGTATGTAACAATCTTTGCAAGGACAATAAATCTACCTGTTGGCTTATCGTTATCATCCTTTTCCTGCTCGATACCCATGAAAATAATTACCTGGTTAAAATCGTTCTGCTTCTCAAACTTCTCATCATCAAAGTTGACCTCTGAACAAAGTGAAATCTGATTTGGAACAAGCTTTGTAGATGTTCTCTTATTACCCTTGTCATCTGTAAAGCTGCTATAATCAAGATTTCCACGAACAAATACACTTGCACCGTCCTTCAGATTCTCCTTAACTTCCTTGCAAGCATCAAAATCTGTAAGAACCTTCTTGTCATTAACTGTCTTGCCCTCAGAATCAACCTTCTTCTTTACACCAATATTCTTACCAATCATACGGTAGCCTTCACGGTTATAAGAAAATCTATCAGCCCAAGGTACTTTTACAGTATCAGCCTTTTCGCCCTTCTTCTCAGCTCTCTTAGAGAAATAAACATTCTCCTGCTCCATTCCCTGAAGATTAACATATAATGTCTCTCCATCAAGGTAGCTTGTACCAAAGTTAAGCATTCTCATAGGCTTGCCACTCTTGGTCTTAATCTCCTTAAATGCTGTATCCTTTTCCATACCAGATACAACTCCCTTTAACTGGAATGCACCCTTTGTCTCAGGTAAATCAAATAATCTTCCTTTTTTCTTTGTCTCTGCCATTTAAAAAATGTCCTCCTTATAATATGTAATAAAATTTTTTGATAACTATATTTGAACAGTCTTGCGACTGGAACACAGAAAATAAATTTATGTAAAAATCTATCTTCAACAGTGATTTTTGAGTATAAAAACCCAAGGGTATGCTGTTCTTCCACCCATATTTATATTCTCTATTCAATTTTGATTTTTGGAATTTTTGACTTGATTAAGTCGGATCAACTATTCGATATGCTAATCTTTTATCTGTAAAGATTTCTTCTCCATTATCTTTTAATTTTGTGATATTACAAGACAAATGCATTTCATCATATTTCAGATTTGCAATTTTACAATTAGATTGGATACTGTTACCTTTCATAACTTTTGATTTGAAGAAAACTGCTTTACCATCATAATTCTTATGTGCTTTACAATATTCGTCCCAACTGTCTGCTTCGACTACTCTTGATTGATGATCTCGAATGAAATTATTTTCATCAATGATTAGATTTGTTTCAATTACTTCTATACATATCACCTCACTTGTATATTCTCTTTTTTATTTCATTGTGTGGGCAAGGATTTGAACCTTACAGCAAAGCTAGGGTTTCCCATTGCAGAAGCTTATTTTACATAGGACTCGAACCTCAATACCAACTTATTATCCGTCTGCTCAGACTCTCCATACCCCTTTTCGGAGACTTACCACACAATGTCTTTTAAAAATTTTCCAATGAAACAGTGATTTCTTTCTATTGTTATATTCTCTGTTTATTAATATTGATACCGTAAAACCATTGATTTATAAGTGTTTTCAGCACCTCATATTTGTTATTCTCTAAAATTCATTGAAAATTAGGAATTTTTGCTCGATTTGAGCATTTTTGAAATTTTTGACCTCTGAAACCCTTATAAACACTAGCTTTGTAAAACCAAAGAAATGTCAGTTTCATGTACTCTTACTTTACCGATTACCATTGATACCAACATAACCAGGAAGTACAGTTGTAATTGTTGAGTAATTTCCTGCAATATCGTTATTCATCATATGATATAACTTCAAATAATCATTTACAGATAATTTCTTAATCTTGGCATACAAACTATCCATATTATTCCATGTTTCGTCATGCTGCTTAACCGTAACTTTCATATCTGTAATCTGTTCCATGAGTTTCTGTCTTTCTTCCTTACGGTTTGCAATCTCTTTATCTTTCTGAACACAAAATTCAGCAAGTTTCTGTTCTTTATAATCATTTAAATACTCATCTACTGGATTAACTTCTTCTACTTCGTCATTCTTAATTTCTTCATTCATATGTATATTCTCCTTTCGTTCACAAGAAATCGAAAATTCATCGGCTTTTTACATAACATTAGCCGTTTGTAGTGGTATATTTACGACTACTGGATGTGAACCTGCATCCACTATCCCATTGGTAAAAGCCTTTGGGAATACCTTTTTCATTATTTGGTAACTTCCATTTACGTCTGCATTAATATATTCTCCTTTCTCACTCTGAAATAAACCTCTATAAATTCTTCTATCTTTATTGTAATTCTTCTCGATAGGTTCTTCTCCATCGAGAAAAGATGTACCACTTGTATAACTTTCATTTGTTTTAATGAACTTAATTCCTTCATTCTCGCATTTATATTCAAGCCTTTGTACAATACTTAAATATGGAATAGATACAAATTTTTGATTGACTTTCTTGCCCATATCAGTTTCTTGTTTCCAACCTGAATTATAGCCACAAACTAAAGTATCAATATTATTACCTTTACAAAAATTTACCACCATCTTTGTTGATTTCTGAATATAATCATCTACTTGATTATTTCTTTTAGTTGTGAATCTTTGCATCTCATTTGACCAATCACTATCATTTCTCAGCTTTAATGCAGATCTCATTTCTGAAATCTTCTTATTATAATACTGATTAATTGACTTCAATGGTTTTCCATTTATTATAATTGGTTTCACACCACAATTTGTTGTGATGGTCATCAAATTATCGACACCTAAGTCAATTGCAGCAATACTCTGTGATTCTATATCCTTTGTTTCAGGAACTTCTATTTGGTAAACTACTTCCATAATATATTCATTGCCTTTTGGAACAAATCGAAGTTGTATTAATTTAGAATCATTTGGGATTTTTGTTCTGAAAATATTATTCATGATTTTAAGAGGTGTCCAAGAAAAATAAATATATCCATCAACAATTTTGAATTTGATATTATCTAACCCCAATTCAAATCGTCCATCTTCTTTTGGAAGATATTTCGGTAACTTTGGTCTGCCAAGATATTTAGACGGGTTCTTTGAATAATCCTTGATAGCTGTGAAAAACGACTTCCAGTTCTTATCTAATTTTCTCAAAGTAGCTTGTCCTACATTACTTCCTATACATTTATAACAATCAGATTCTTTACACAATTGAAATAATTCATTGTATTGGATCCAACGAGCATCCTCAATCAATCCTTGTTCTTTTTGTTTTGAAGACTCTATAAATTCCTGCCGAATTATGTAATTTCCATAGTTATATAAATTTTTAGATTTCCAACATAGATCATCTATGATTTTAAATAGTTTATCATCTTTATTATTTTTCTTACTCTTCTTTATTCGATGTTGTTCTACTCTACTTACTTTCATGAGTTCTCCTTAAATTAACATCATTCTAAAATCCTTTTATATTAAGCCAACCATGCAAGCCTGGTTTATTACCTTATAAATTAACATGGTTCTAAAACTATCAGACTTAATATCGTTCAATAGCATAGGTTTATTACCTTATAAATTAACATGGTTCTAAAACCTCAAATATGTATTTGTAATTTACTTGGTATTCTTGAAGTTTAAGTTCAATAGACGAAACCCACGCCCACTATCCAATTGATTTCTCTTTTGGAATACTTGTTATAGGATAAACTGGCTTGAATTAGCCAAATAGATTTGTTACAATAGAACAAATATAGTTTATCCTATATTTTATTCTCTGTAGAGCAGATTGTTAGGTCGCCAAACTTGTACAATCTGTTCTGCTGTTTTTATATTCTCTACTTTTCAGAAGATTTCTTTAGCTCTACTAACGCATCATCCAGATCCTTGACCGTCTGAATGGCTTCCTTCATACTATTCATACCAGAAACAGCACTTGAAAAGGCTTTAATACTTTCAAACTCCATCTCTGAAATAGACTTTAAAACATCAACTAATTTCATATTGCCAACACCCGATGTCTTAACTGCATTTTCGATTGTCACTTCCTCATTGACAAGTAAATCTATAAACTGTCTTACTTTGTTATTCTCCATCGTGTTTAACTCCTTCATATATTCTTTTTAATCTTTCTTTACATTCTCTACTTGGATAACCAGAATTAGATAAAGCCAATTTTATCCATCCTAATGTCTGTTTATCTGCTTGCTCTTTGTCAAGCTCAACATCTTTTACTTCACCACCATAAGACTCGTCATGCTTCTTCATTTCTTCAACTAAGTAATTTGACGCATCTTTGATACTTAGATATTTTTCGATATGTCATGCACCTCCCTAATAGGTTATTCTCCATACTTTTCAAATAATTCTGCCATTGTCATATCATTGTATTTTGCAAGATCCACACAACAAGCACATACATTTTTAGGTTGCGATGCTCCAATTCCATAGCACAGATAATCAGTCAATTTAGCATACTGAAAATTTTCATATTCTCCTCTTGTATTCCAACCTACCATTTCTTCACCACTAATAATGAATTTTGTATCAGGTACTCCAAGTACACTACCATCACACTGTCTCCACCATGCATCTTCGCCTGCTAATTTAACAAATTCATCTTCTGACATATCACACATCTTATTAAATAGGTTTCCAGATATTTCCCATACCTCATATCTATTTCCAGCATATGTAATTTCAGCATCATTTGGTGGATTATCTACAATGTCAAAAAATCTTTTTAATTTATTTCCTAAAATCTCCATTATTTTACCTCCCAAGGAAACCGATATTTACCCATTCTTCGATTCAAATTCTTCAAGCACTTTATAAAATTCGCTGCCTTTAATTTCTGTAAAACTTGTATCATCATCTGGTGTAATAGTTTCATATTTTGTTGTAGAAATTTTTAAATATAACTTATTCTCATACTCAAACCTTGAAACTGAATACCCACCTAAATGTAGTTCCTTAAAATAATCTCCTTCACGAATCGAATGATTGTTAATGACAATATTCTTTTCGATGCATAAATTCTGAAACTCTTTTAAAGTCTTGCTGTTAGCTCTAAACTTTCTCATTAACACATCAGAATCACTGAATAGTTTCGTTGGCTTCAGTAACTCTTTTCCAAATTTCTGATCATTTTCATTGCAATCAGATATATATAATCTGATATTATTCTTTTCATGCTCTTTAAATGGGCGATTTACAAATCCATCTCCACTAATATAATATTCTTCCCCTACAATACCTTTGTTCTCAAAAAAATTATTTACTAATATTCTTCTTTCTTCCTCATGTTTTCTATAATCATCAATCTCTTTGAGGAATTTCTCATTTGTTACAATATAAAACTTCTCCATTGTTTTACCTCCATTGACACCATTCTTATTTATTCTCTGCGCTCGGAATGCAGATTTCAAAATCTCCATTCTCATTCATATAATAAGGAAACGCATTAGCTGGAATTGTAACTTTATATGCTTCCGTCACATACTCGTACATAATAAGAAACTTTCCTTTTGAAAAGCATGGTTTAACACGAAATCCATTTTCACCTGCTACTTGAATATCAAATGGAATCATTTTTTCAAGATGCTGTTCATCATCTAATGTTGCTACCCTAATTGAATTTAAGATAATATTTTTCTGCTCAAGATCATAATAACTATCTTCAAACATTTTCATAAGTTTCACTCTGCATAATTCTTTTTTCTTTGTCATTTTTGCCTCCATATTTCCGCAAGAAACGAATCATTCCTGTTAAATTATTCTCTCAATCCATCCAACACTCTCATCAAAACATGTCTTGTAAGATTCTTAACATCGCCACTGTAAAATCCACATTCTATGTCACAAGCCTTTAGAACTTCATCAAGTGTTTTATTCTTCTCTTCTTTTATATTGCAAGCACATTTCTGACTGCAAAGAATCTGCATTACATCAGACTTCCTTATAAATCCCATTTCAGATGGCAGCTTAGATAATTCTTTTCGTAATACTGTTTTATCAATTAACTGTCCCATAATGTTAGTCTCCCATTTCTATCTTCTGACCAATAAACTTCTGAAGTTGTTCATTTACATCATCAGGATAAGTTTTTACAACATAATCAGTACAAACATGAATTTTAGTAATAACACTATTCTCGTCATATTCAATACTTCCAAGTGTTCCACCTGGAATTCTGATGGGCAAACAACCATCCTCATAATCACAAAGCACATAATGTTTCCAGTGTCCATTAGGATCAAGTCCAGCAAGCTTGTCCAATTCTGTTGTGATTTCACAATAATATTCATTCATTTTTGAATATCTTGAATTTGCATATTTGTTAATCAACTTCATGATATTATTCTCCTATTTGCATTTGAAAACCTTTTTTTCGTGTTTTCTAAAAACAAATCCTTATCAATGCTCCATCCACCACAATTACTTAATATTTCTTTCCTAGCATTTCTAAACTCATTCAAATGGTTTCTGAAATAATTAACCGCATCGTTTTCGCATTGGAATTCATCATTATACTCCCAAAAGAAATGTCTTTGATTCGTTACAAAAAATGAATCTGTATCTAAACAATATGCTATAATCCACGTTGCGTATTTATCTGAAAAATTTTCATTACCTTTTAATTTTTGATACATATTCGCACCTCCAATCTGTCCAAAGGAAAGAAAAATATCTTGCTAATCTAACCAACTATTATCCAAATAGTAGAACCCAAATACCATTCCACCGATTAAAATAACCCAAAAGATCCAGAAAATAATAATTGGAAAATCAGATTCTAACCTTTCTATCGTCTTATTAATAGTCAAATTATTATAAAATGATGTGTTATCAGAAATAGTTTTATTTCTCAAATCTGTAAAAATTGTTCCTTTATATTCAGTACCAATACCATAATATTTGTATCTCACATGACTTGATTCATTGATAGTGTCAATATAATCAGTACCAGGTAAATCAATTTTATTACTTGTGAAATTTACTCCACAAAATGATATTTCTTTACACTTAATATCTTCACTTCCGACTCTATCCCAAGTCCAATATGTTTCTGTTGTATAATAAGTTTGTGATTTGCCATTAACAGTTCTCGTATGAGCTACTTGTCTTGTATGCATTGTGTATTGCTCTTTGACTTTTTCTACATACATATATTCTCCACCAATTTCAGGATATGTAACTGTATCTACTGCTTTCAAGTCACCATATACAAACGCATTGCCAACATTTGTGTCCATTCCGTATTGGAACATTTCTTGACTTTCTATCTTAACAGCTTTGTTATAAATTTCATATTTATCCATTTGGTGTTCTGAAATCTTGGAAGAAATCAGAATACCAAACAGAGTCATAACTGCAATGATAGAAATACTGACCAAGATTTCACGTTTTGTTATTTCAAAATCGCCAAAATCAAAACCTTTTCTATCATATCTCATAAACTAATCCTCTTTAAACAAATCCTGTGGAGCATCAACTGGCGCATTGTAATCCAAATACTCATATTCCTGTACTTCATATCCAAGCAATCCAAGAAACTGTCTTGTAGGGAACTTTCTTACATATCTCTTGTATTCCTTAATCTGCTTATTGTAATTGCTGCGATACTCTGCAATCATATTCTCTGTCATAGATAACTCATTCATAAGAGTCTTGTAGTTCTCATTGGACTTCAACTCAGGATATGCTTCTGCAACTGCTGTAATAGCTGTTGTTACATTCTCAATATCTCCTGTTGATCCACGACCATCTGCAACTGCTGTCAATGTATCAGCTTCATGTTTATCATACTGTTTTACACAATCAGCAAGATTATACACAAGATCAACTCTTCGCTTTTCCTGTACCTTAATATCTGATGATGCTGTATTTACCTGCTCCTCAAGTGCAATAGCTTTATTCTGTGAACTCTGTACACCAAATACAATCATCAAAATAACTGCTAATACTCCTACGCCAATAATTACTGGCACTTTCCAATTTGTATTCTTCATTTAAAATCTCCTTTATATGTAATATTTTTATTAGTTACACTGTAATATTCTCTTATTTGTTGGGATTCCCATAGCCGAATGGCTTAGATATGATTAAAAATTTTCAAAATAAAGATTGGATTCCTACGACTCTCCTGAATCATTAAATTCTCTACCTTCAATGATATTCTGGACACCTACTTTACATTTTTCTAAAGCAAAGGCATATGCGTTATTATAGATAAGTTTATCATGTTCTGCCGTTGGATTGTCGTATACGTTATCAATAGCTTCATCAATACCATCTATAAACCTATTAAGTCTTTCACTTACTTCATTATTTACAAACGCTTCATCATATAGTTTTGCAGTCGCCCTCAAACCTCTTGATTTATTCGCATATTCAAAGGCTCTCAATTCATCTTTTCCAAGCCATTTCTGAAAAGCTCCACAATCATCACAATAAAGTCCTGTATTATTACCTTTTACTTCTGTATGTAGTGAAATGCTTCCACATTTCTTACAATAATTCTGATACATGTTTGTTTTCACCTCCGATATCTTATTCTCTTTCATTCAGAATCCAATAATTCATATTGCTTCTGTAATTCTTCAATTTCATTTCGTTTAAAATCTGCAAGAGCTACACATTCTTTATGATCTAAATATATACATGAGTCAACACAGTCAATGTCTCTTTCTGAACAAAAATAACCTTTATATGTATACTTCTTTGGCATCAACGCTTTAACTATTGAATGTGTTCTTCTCATATTTGCATCGTCAAGAAAATCAATTTCCTGTTCAAGTCTCTTGATTTCTTGATTAATTTTTGTTGCTTTTTCTAAATTTTCTCGTTTCATATATCACCTCTATAATCCAAGGATATGTTGCTTTCCTGTGAAGTTACCTCAACTAATTACAATATTTCTCAATACCTTGTGCCATAATATCTCTTAATTCATCTTCCTCATATGTAGAGCCAAACTGCGACCAACTACAACTATATTCTGTATTATTGTGTACTAACACAAGTTTAAATACACTGCCACCATAATTCTTATATGCATCTAATTTGATAGCTTTAATATGAGGAATTTCTAAATACCAATTATGCTCTTTATATTCAAACTGGATATTAGTAGCTTGACCAAAATTATAATCAATGAATTTAACGTTATTCATATACTCAATATCAAGAAGCTTTTTAATATAATCAATATACCAATCATATGTTTCCTTTTCTTTATATTTCTTTCTCTTATCAAGCTTGTTACCATCTGCATCCTGATTCTTTGATAACATATTTAACCATTCTCTACACGTTTTAATCGTAGAAGGTTGATCAAGCAGTATATACTGAATATTCTCTTTATAAGTGCGAAATGCCTGTTGTTCAATAAGATTATATTCATTCTTCATATCATCTAATGCTTGTTTCTTTGCTGACAATCTTCTTTCTACTTGTGCAAATTTATTTAATGAACCCATTTCATATTCACCATTATAGTTATATGTGTCATTTTTATATACTAAAGACATTAATCGTTCACCTCTTTTATTTTTTCTTAGTTCATAAAAATCATTGATTTTATCCTTACTTTAATATTCTCTCTTTGTTACCAAAGAAACCTGAATTTACTGTCACTTGCTAATTAACATATTTTTTAATTCTTGCTCTCTATCAAAAACTAACTGACTATATCCTTTAAACCCAAGATCCTTTTCCAATTGTTCTATAATTGGATTTTCTACTACTTCGTAACTATGTTCTATTTCGAATGCTTCTAGTTCATCTTTATAAACAATTCCATTTGCTAATGGGAATAAATCCAGATAAAACCTTTTTCTCCAAAATGTTTTATATCCTATAAAGTCTTCAATGTACCCACTTCGTTTAATCAATTCAGAAAATACAGTATCTTTATTTTTAAATTCTTCTACTCTATTTTCAGGCAGCTCCCCATATAAATAGACATATCTGCCACCAGCACTATCTGCATATTTCCATATTCCGTTTATTTTTAAATGTAAATATATTTTATGTATATAAACTGCTTTCATATTAATTAATCTACTTTCTATCAACCCATTCCTTAAACTCTTTAAAATCTTCCTTTGTAAGCACAATATCGGAATAATAAAAATCCTTATTCCAAATAATCGCCCAAATTTTTTTCAACTTCTCAAAAAATGGTCTTTGCTGAGTATAAAAATTACCGTTTGTATATGTTAAGAAGGCATAGTCGCCATCTTCATAATCATGAATCTTAAGGTGAATACCTTTATCACATCCACATTTACAGCTTACGATCAACTCATCATCTTTGAAATTTTTAAATACTGCCATAGTAATCTCCTTTACTTACAATTCCCAAGTCCAACTTTATAATCATCTTTAACATCAATAGTTACTTCTCTCTGGAAATTTCCTTTCTTATCGTATAGAGACAAATAATATCTGTTACCACGCTGCTCTAAAATAACATCCTCATTCTCAAATAGTTGAACTCGTTTCTGTTTCTGCGCTGGTTTATCCTCTATTCTGTCCAATGCCATTTGCAAAGATATAGGATATAATTCTTCAAGAATACAACTAATATCATCGTCCAGCCGATCATCATCTTTTGTATGCCTATCAACTGCTTTGATTACGTCTTCCTCAAATAATAATCTATTTGCCATTTTAATATTCTCCTTTCCGAAGGAAATGCTTCTTTCTTACTTCTCATTTACAATACGAACTTTATAACCAAGCTTCTTTTCAATCTCTTCAAGTGTCATATCCTGCTTCTTTTCTAAAATAACATCAATCTTAGGCTTACCAACACATACTAATTCTCCAAAACCTAAATTTAATGTTGTAGCTCCCCATTGGCTAACACTAATTGAAGTCTCAGCAGGTCTTAATGGTAATGTAAGCTTGGCTGTATATCTTAATTTCCTGTATTTATCATCTGTAATTATTGAAACATTCAGGAAATAATCATCTCCATATTCATTTTTAACTTTTTCAACTTCCATATTTTCAATTTCTACTGTTGAACTTGAATCCACGTATATCTCTTGCATACTCATAGTTTTATTCCTCCATCTGATTTACAATACTCTGCAACTTATTAATATATATCTGAGCGTCCCTTTTATGTCTAAGCTGCTTAATATCAGCAGGTACAAAAGCCAACTTCGATTCACCGAAAACATCATTATTCGAATAAACTTTCATAAACTGGCACATAGTTTCAGCATCAATCCAATCTAAATCTGGCTGAAAACAAATCACATCACCCTTCTGTGGATGCAGTTTTCTAACCTTAATAAGTGTTTGTTTAAATAATTTCTTTCTCTGTCTCTTATTCATAATTTAATTTGTCTCCCTTACATTACTTCTAAATGATATTCTTCAACATATTTTCTTCTCTTCCAAAACTTCCACCACGGAAATTTCACATATTCTATTTCTATAACTCGAAATATCTTGTCCTCATTTTTATCTCTATCCAACCTTAAAGCAGGTGAACCAAACATTGTTTCGGCTAATTCATTAATTGAAATGTGTTGTCCAAGTTTGTATTCCTGTTTGTGTGGTTGTGGAGGATAATAGGAAATTACGTCATGTTGTCGTAATTCATATGCTCTCATATTGTTATTCTCCTATTCACTTACTCTAAATACATTTGTATCACCAACTACCAAATCTTTTACTTCTACAAAAGAATTTAGATTATCCTCCATAGTTGTAATCAATATCTCATCAAATAAATCTTCCATCATGCAAAAGAATCGTACAGACGGATGAAATCCTGGATATTCTTTCAAACGGCATTTATTAACGCCACCTCTTAATACAGGAAGTCCATGTATTCTACGCTTGTTGTTATTCCAATGGATAGGATTGTTATAAAAAGCTTTCTTCTTTCGTCTGTACTCTTCTAATTCTTCTCTTGCAAGTTTATCAATTTCTTTTTCTCGCTCAGTCTTCGGAGGATTACCATGAATAATGTTGTCAAATTGCTTTCTGACATTATCGTTTACTTCTACTTTTTCTGAATCACTCATCTTATCAAAGTTCTGAGCTACATCTAATAGTGTGTTTTTCAAATTGTTATTCTCCTGTTTCTATATATTCCATTATCCAACTGTCGTATTTATTTTCTTTAATCAACTGCTGATATAAATTTATCCATCCTTGTGCAGAAAGACCTTCGTACTTCCAAACGCATTCTTTCCAATGTCTGTGTACAAAATGACCTCTTGTTTTTAACTCAATGCATTTCACACATTTATCGTATAATTTCTTGGAATACCAATTCGATCTACTTCTATTCCAGCCATCTATAAATGCTTCAGTCGGATCATACCTACTTCTCATATCAGTAAGAGTTCTGTCGTATAACTCAGTTTTTGCATTGTATAAACAATGAAGCAAAAAGTAGATGTCTTCATAATTATTTTTAAACTCCCATTCTTCAATATTTAATCCCAATATATTTTTCTCATCTACTTTCATAACCAAAAGAAACGTGGTTTTCCTTGGCTTTTTCAACCTCTGAAAGCCTTGATTTTAGGGCATTTCAGATTGTGTTTTAAAACGATAACAGAGATTACTTACAAATCCTTCTATCTCGTTATGAATATTTGCTGTATCATCTTCCATATACTCAACGTACAGATAAGACAATGTATCTTCTTTATCCAGTAAGAACTCTTCAAAGTCATCTGATATAATATTCTCTGAAAAATAATTAATAATCTCTTCTTTGATACAATACTCATATGAGTATCGTTTTAATAGTTTCTCGCTTGATAAGTCGGAATTGGTGACTAAATCACCAACCCAACTACTCATCTCCTCATTTAATCTTTGTATTAATTTATCCATTTTAATTTACTTTCACCTATATAACCCTTCTCAAACTCGTACCAAGCATAAGCAACTGCACTACCACCACCTGCTCTCATTTCATCAAAAAGAGCGTTCTTCGCACATAAAATACGACTGCTTGAAACATAAACACATTTTGGTGGGTACTTTTTAAATAATTCCTTACGAGCTTTTCCTTCAAGAAACTGAACTTTAAGAAACATAAATACTCTGCAACCATCAGGAATTAATGTCATTGCATGTTCAATAAATTCTTTTGCATATTTGTATGGGGGATTTGTTAAGATATCGCCATTCCAAGGCTGATTATATGTAAGAAAATCAATTTCACCTTCACCATAACCTCTATCGATCAGGTCAGTGGATCGAACTTCATAACCGAAGCTCTTTAATCTTTCAGATAAATGTCCTTCACCACAGGAACATTCCCAGATAGGTTTGTCAAATGTAACACCACCATCTTTTAATAAGGCATCAATTGCAATAGGATCTGTCGCATAATAATCCTCGTTCTGTCTCTCCTTGTCGGTGTGATTACTTGCACCTAAAGTCTTAAAAATACTATTCTTATTACCTGTCCAATCTTTTTCTGTATTATTTTTCAAATTTGTTCACCAATAGTAGCTGCGCAGCTTTACTCACATGTGAACGTTTTCCTTTCTTATAAAATTATATCTACATTGTTACTTAGTTTCGTGACAAGCCAAGAAACCAAAATTTCTTGTTAGTTTTACTTTTCACTATATGTAAATAACTTCTCGATTCTAATATTCTTATCATCACTTTTTTCTTTATTACTATCTAAAAGTGTTTTCGTTTCTTTCTGCCAAATGCACTTAAAATCATCAGGCATGTTATATTCACTAATTAAAACAGTATTATTTACACTTGCCTTCTTAACCCATTCGTAAAATTCTTCATATGGGAAGCCTCCAGTTGAATACTTTGTTGTATCACGATATGGAATGTCACAATAAATAACATAGTTTTTAATTTTGTCTAATGGGATATCTCTGAAGTCGAATACTTCAAATTGAATATTTTTAAGATTTGGGATTTGTTTGATAGTATTTTTATATGCCTCTAAGGAATAATTACGTTTTCCAACTTTATCTCTTCTGTATCCACCAAACCATTTTCCACCATATGAAAGCTGAAAACCAACATACCCAATTAAATAATCTGGATATTTTTCTTTATTGTTCTTAATATCTTTATATTTTTCTTCTGTAATTTCTTCTGGCGGTATCCAACCTTCTGATAACTTTTTAAGTACAGCAATTAAATATTTATGATTGTCTGTACCTATCTTTTTATTACATTTAATTTTATCAATCATATTAGCACCTCCAACAAAAGGCTCTAAATATCCTTCCGTCTCATTAGTTATATATGACTGAATAATTGGTGCTAAATCTTTACTTAATCTATTTTTGCTGCCAACGTATTTCATAAATTACTTGGAGTAAGGAATTCCTTCTTGTGTACACAAACCTCGTCTCCTTTCAGTATTTTATTCTCTTAATTAAGTTACACTTATCAATAAATCTTGATTTATGTATTCAGCCACTCTCTTACTTCCAACCTCAAAAATATCCTTATCCTTCTCAAAACATATGTAATTTCTATTCGTATTCATAGCTGCAATCGCAGTTGTGCAACTTCCTGCACATGAATCAAGAACTAAATCGCCTGGATTTGTGTATGTCTTGATAAAATACTCACATGCTTCAACAGGTTTTTGGCACTGATGCAAGCTACTTTTCTGAGTATCCCACTTAAACTGCAGAATATCTCTTGGGTATCTTTGTGTGCTACCACCACCTGAAATACCAGTTTTTGTAGCACCATAACAATTACCATCTGTTGTATGTTTCGTATAAGAATGTACGGGTGTATGCCCTTCTGTCATTTGAGGATTGTAAGTAGGGAGTTTCTTATAGAAAATTAAGACATTTTCGTGTGCCTTCATAGGCATTTTCTTTGCATTTAGATGACCAGTTGCTTTGGTCTTTTCGATAATCCATTCATAGCGATATAGCTTTTCATTACTACAAGCGAGTTTCTTATCAAATGGTGATTGCGCCCATAATGCAATACAGCCATTATCTTTGATAATTCTCTCGTATTGTTCCCATAACGACTCGAATGGAATTAGCACATCCCATGAATTCTGGGTTGTTGAAAACGGAAGATCCGTGAGTATAAAATCAACCGATTTATCATTAATCTTTTTCATACCTTCAAGACAATCTTCATTGTATATTTTGTTAATCTCTAACATTTCTTACTCAGAGCAAATCATGATTTAATGCTGCAGCAAATCTCATGCTCCTTTCAATGTATTATTCTCTTAATTGTGATAGGTTACATCAATATGTTCCATGCACCATTTCCAATACGGAATTGCTTTCACACCACCAACTTCATTCCAATCTTTCTTTAACTGAACTTGTGTATCCTTGTCTAAACAAGAAACTAAATACAAAGAACACTCCATTGGTGCTGTTTTTCTATATTCTTCACTGAAATCTTCTAAATTTAAGTTTGCCATTTCTACCTCCTAAATCCGAAGAAACTTCGGTTTACTGTGTCTTTTGTAATATCATTTATTTACTATGGTAAGTCAACAATATTGTATCTAACAGTACCATCGTCATATTTCTTGGTTTCTAATATTCCATCAACATATTCTCCAATTTTGTCTGAATATTTGTTATATGTATTACTACCAGAAATATTATATTCTACACCGTTATATTCAACAGTAATTCTATAAACTGCTGGATGCGATTGTGGTAACATCGTTTTAGTCGCAGGACTATAATGCATTGTTGTATAAGCAGCCCTGTGATATTCATCTATTATTTTTACTTGAACTGTAGATGTTTCGGTACTAATGCATTTTGCACAGCCAGTTAATATAAACATAAATGCTAATAGTAAAGCCAAACTATATAAAATTTTCTTCTTCATATGATTTATTCATCCTCCTTTAACACAAGAATTGCTTTATAGTATCTACTATTGCATGAACTGGATTCTACTTTGTATCCATCATCCAAATAATCATTCATAGCATTCTCAAAATCATTGCTGTTTTCCATTTCTAAAATTACACAGTTCTTCATATGGCTTATTCTCCTTTGCTATATCCAGTCTCTTCAAGAAACTCATCAAATTCCTCTTTTGTCATATTGTTTGGATAATACATATCTACCACCATATCAAACGGCTTCAAATAATTATCCAACACATCTTCGGCATCTTCTTTTGCTTCCTGCATTTTCATATTGATATAATCTTCTCGTGTCATGTTCCATGCCGTAGGACAATCCGTGACACTCGAAAATCTACAATATAATCCATTTGGCTGTTTTGATACAAATCCTGCCATATTATTCTCCTAACTCTTTTAGTGCATTAACAAGTTCAGCGAGTCTTGGATTCTCAGGATGCTCCTTTGCCATCTTTTCATATAAAGCAATATTATTCATCTTTTCAATCTCAGACTTTAATTCCTTCTCAATAGAAGCTTTCTGCTTTGCAATTTCTTTCTGACGATTTTCTTCATCAATTCTTGCATTATATCCATCCATATTAACAACACCAACGACCTGAGCTGTTACATTCTTACCATATTCTTCAACTGTCATTAATTCTTTTATAATACCAAGAACTCTATTGTCTTTTCCTCTTGTATTTACTACAACATATACTGGATGCTTTGATGGGTCTTTCTCTACAATAAGATTTCTTTCATCTTCATATAAAGCAAAACCATAGTCCTTTTTACTATAATCCTCTACTAAATTAACAATTGCTACCTGCTCAAAACCTGTCATTTTATTATCCTCACTTTCATCTCTAATAATATTCAATTCACTTCTACTAAACCAATAGAATCCATTGGAACTTGCTGCGTTGTACATTCCGTCAATCTGAACAGCTATTGAACCACTTGTAGTTTTAATAACTTGTCCATATCGACCAACAATATTTTCTTCTCTGTATTTTCTTTTATCAGTATATGTAACTTTTACTCGTTGATCTTGATATTCGTTATAATCGTATATCTTACTCATTGTGTCACCTCCTGTCGTATTATTCTCCAATCAATATCCACAGTCTTCTTTTTCTACTAACTTTCAAGTTATCAATAAAATCAACATTATCTAAACTCACCATAAGATTAGGTTTATTTCTTCTAATTTCACTAATTGAGGGATAAATGCCTAATTCCACAAGAATTCTCGGAAGAAATCTCTCATTTGTATAATAAGTTTTTTCTTGCTCAATTCTGTTCCAATCATTTTCATCTAGTGCAAACATCTGCTGTGGCTCGACTATTGGATTTCCTATTACAATATTCTCTATATAAGCCATAATTCACCTCCCAAAAGTTCAAAAGAAATCTATGTTTCTTGGTAAAAATATTACTATATATAGTGTCTATATTTTCTATAAACACTATATATAGTATCTCATTTACGCCTGATACACAAAACTTGGCATTGGCTGTAATTTAAACAGATTTTTCTCATGCATTGAATCAATCTTAGCCTTTACTTCCTCGCTTGGCTCAATTCCATCTCTGATATATGCATCTAATTCAGCATAAGTAAATCCAAGGTTGTCTTCATCCGTCTTGCCACAAAGACCGTCAGTAGGTGTCTTATCAACTAATTCTGATGGAAGTCCTAACTCACGACCAATAGCCTTAACCTCTGTTACTGTAAGCTGAGATAACGGACTGAAATCACCAGCAGCGTCACCATATCTTGTGGCGTAACCAACCCAATCTTCGGAAAGATTACATGTATTTGCAACACGACCATTTACTGTCTGTGATACCGCATAAAGCGTAGCCATACGAATACGAGCAGGAAGATTTGTTGTTGTCTGAATTGATAACTCTTCATCTAATGATGTTTTAATTTCATATTCAGCAACATTCACAATTGTTCCGACTGGAATAATAGTACGTGGAATGTCTAAAAAACTGCAAAGTTTACGACTATATTCAATATCTCTTTGTCTTCCCTGTGGCATCATCACACCAAAAACTCTATCCTTACCAAGAGCTTCTACACATAATGCAGCTACAACACTTGAATCTTTACCACCAGAAATTCCTACTACTGCCATACAATCTTTACCATTCTGTTCAAACCAATTTCTGATCCACTCTACGATTTCATTTTTTACTTTCTTAGCATCAAACATTTATATATTCTCCTTCCTACATTCGATTCATCACATCATAGAACCGAATTAAATACTCATATACATTTCTAGGAACTAATTCTTTTACCTTTTCAAATTCACCCTTTTCACATAAATCTCTAACCAAACTTGAAGAAGTATGATTTTCTGGTATCTGAATTTCTGTGAAGTGATCTTTATATTCCATAAGATCCGCTTCTCTTAAAGCAGTCTCAAGATTCTGACCTTCTCTCACACATGCTACAAAATTATATTCCTCAACAAACGGTTTCCAATTATACCAAGTTGTAAGTGTTTCAATATTATCCATTCCTAAACAAATATAGTATTCGTTGAAGATATAATCTTTTTCATTCATATCTCTTATCTGAGTAATAGTATTGTATGTCCTCTGTGGAAAGAAGCTGGTTGTTTCAACTTCGGATGCCCACATATTATTTTCATCACAATTTGGCATTGAATTAATTAGCGATACTCGACAATATCCAGGTATCAAAGTCTTTTTCTTCGCAACATATGTATCATGTGCAGGAATAAACAATATAGCATCGGCATTAACCGCTTTTTTAGCAGTCAATGCCATATCAACATGGGCGTTGGTAATTGGATTAAAACTCCCTGGTATAAGTAAAATTTTATTCATGATCCATTCTCCAATTAATACATCTCTTTAGATAATCAACATAATCAGGGTTTTTACACATGCCTTTACCTTCTACATCAGACACTTTTGCAACGTCCATACCATTACATTTAGTGGTTTTCATTACAATATTTAAAGCAGGAACATCTGTGTCATTACTCAAATAAGTACCAATTCCAAATGCAACATTCACTCTATCATGGAAGTGTCTGAATAACTTATCAGCTCTTTCAAAATCAAGACTGTCACTAAACAGAAGTGTCTTTGTCTTAGGATTGATACCAAGTGACTCATAATGATTAATCATCTTTTCACCCCATTCAATTGGATCACCACTATCATGTCTTACACCACTGAATAATGTTGCATATGTCAACTGAAAATCTTTCAAGAAACAATCAGTTGTAATTGTATCTGTAAGTGCAATACCATTTAACACACCATACTCTTTTACCCATGCATCTAAGGCATACCAATTTGAATATGCTGGATTGTGCTTGTGATTACCCTGACCAGAACACATAATCCATTCATGAGCCATAGTTCCAACAGGCGTGAGATTATATTTCTTTGCGAGATATACATTAGATGTGCCAACAAATTTAGATGGACTGTGTAATGTATCATTCAAATGTGAAAACTTCTCAACAGCTAACTCCTGTGCTTCAGCAGAAAGTCTTCTTCTAAGACCAAATTCAGAAAATGTACCAGCATACCAATGACCGCTTCTGAGATTTTCATACTTTTCATCTAATCTCTTTTTGAAACCATTAAGCAATTCCTCATAGTTATATGCTATTCTGAAATATACTTCGTTTACAATCGCAAGTGTAGGAATCTCATACATAGATGTATTAAGCCACGTACCAAATGTTTCGATAGAAAGACCGCAATCTGAATCTGTTGTAATCTCAAAATCCTCATATCTTGGCTGCCACAATCTCAGAAAATCAACATACGAACCTTTCATCCATTTGATATTATCAATATAAGTAAGTTCGTCTTCTGTGAATCTCAAACCACAATATAATTTAATCTGTCTGCGAATCTCTTCTACCATTTCTGGTGTAAAGTGAACATCCTTATTACGACATTTAAAACTCCAAGTGGTTTTATAATCGCTAAACTGATGATAAATAGCCTGTCCCATTGACAATTTGTAGGCATCTGTCTCCAATAAACTTGTAATAATCTGTTCCATATTATTTTCCTTCTTTCTTGATTTGATTAAATATTGTTCTAATATCATATTCTCTGTTTTCGTACTCATAAAACAGATTAATATACTTATCAATAAAAGCTATGTCATTTGGATGCATTGCAATTGGCTTACTTTTCTTAGATTTCCACCATTTTAATTCCTTCTCAAAATTAAACGATTTACCATAATATGCTCTACCTGCTCCAAGATAATCACAAAACATTTCTTTTTTATACTTCATTGGCATTTCAATAGGATTTCCACCATTATCAAAATTGTCCTGCCAATATTCGTAATGGTGCTTGTTTCTTCCTTTATGGTGCATCCAAGCTGCTGACCAACCATTCTCTTTCTTGCAAGCATCTATTGGACTTGAAGTACCTTGATAATACTTAACACTCTCCCAAAATTCTGTTGGAGAAAATTTAGATAAATCATGTACTAACCCTTGAAATGGAATTCCCACTTTACAGCAATAGTAGAACACCCAATGTTTATGCGTACAGACTTTCTTAAAATGTCTAAAAGTATTAATGATATAATTCTTATACTTCATTATTCTCTCCAATCACTTCGATCTGGCACATCTTCATAGTTGCTAATGCAGCCTTGTGAGTATCAGGTGTGACACCTGCACAACAGCTTGCATCTACTGTAATATCAATCTCAGGATAGTTTGCTCTAATAATAAGTGCATTTGAAATCACGCAGATATCGGTGCATAATCCGCAAATCTCAACGCTTTCAAATCTAAAATCATCCCAATGAGTCCATCCAAAAGTAATTTTGTCAATCAGAATGTCATTATCAATATCAAAATCTAACTTATCTGAAATCTGCCAACCAGCAGTATTCTTTACACAGTGAGTAACAGGAAGATGTATACCTTCATATGTCTCTAAATAATTCTCGGGATGTGTGTCTCTTGTAAAGATTACCTGTTTACCAGCATCCTTGTACTCCTTAATTTTCTTTGCTACATTTGATACAATCGCCTGTGCTTCCTTTGTACCAAGTGTTCCATCAATAAAATCATTCTGCATATCTACAACAATTAATGTTTCTCTCATTTTGTTACCTCTTTTCTTTGTTCTTTCATTACCAAATGGCTAACGTTTACTGCTTCTCTCATAGCTTCTGCAAACTCATAAGCACAATCAGAAGTAAATCTTTCCTGCACTTTTGCAATATCATTTGTATCAACTTCACTATGAATTCTTGCGTCAATAATATATTTTCCGTCTTTACATTGAATATCTACCATTGTCTCATCCGTTCCTTTCCATATCATAAAAGCAGCATAGACTGAGCAATTCATGATTTCTATCAGTCAAATAATTTACCTTTTCAGTTAATTCTTTATTCTCTTTTTCAAGTGCAGCTATTTTATTTTTCAATATATCTTCTGTTGAAAACTTCTGAGTTCCAATCTGCTTATAATCAGACGAAACAGTTTTAACAGAATAATTGCTAATGTAATCTGTTGTTCCATCGGAATATTTAATAGTTGGTTCAAAGAATCCACGCCTCTTGCACTCATCACAATGACAAATGGATGAAATATATCCAACTTTGCCATCACTATTTTCTACATAATCACCTTCATGAAATTGAATATCTGTTGTATTATTCTCTTCTGGAACAATTGGATCTCTGAAGTTAAGTTTTAAATATCCTTCACCCACATTTTCTTCACTAACAAATCTATACCCAAGGTTTTCGTATTTCTTAATTGTATCTTTTGCTTCACATATTTTTACACCAACTGTCATCTATTTATTCTCCTCATCTTCGCCTAAAATTTCCTTTCTTAATGAGTTCCAACCATCATCATAACCATCGCAATATTCATCCATATATACATCATTGTGTGTCTCATCTGGCAATTCTTTTAATGGACACCAATTTGGTTTTTCTTGACAATATCCATTTTCACTATCAACTATTCTACAAAGAGTATTATCATTTGGCTCATCCATTAATTCACAACATGCTTCAATACCTTCTTGTATTTCTCTACAAAAATTACAATCACAACAAGTTCCAGGCATATCTAACACTAAAATAGCTTTACTCATACATTTAATCCTCTTTTCTTTGTTTTTATATGTATTTATTCTCTGAAAACTCAGAAGAAATTCCGCTTTACTTGAAACTTTTATTTTTATACACAAACAGCTTTTCTCTTCGAAAATCCTTAATGTTATTACACTCTCTATTGCTATCAAATGTAATCTTAACTTGTTTCTCCCAAATGCAATCAAAGTCATCTGGCATTGAATATTCACTTATAATAACAACATTATCTTTAGACATTTCTCTACACCATTGATAAAATTGTTCATATGGAAATTCACCTGTTTTATATTTTGTTGTATTTTTATACGGTGGATCGCAATATATTACATACCCATGTAAATTAGAATAATCTAAAAATGAAGCCGTTCTAAAATGAATATCTTTAAGATTTGGGGCTTGCTTCATACATGATTTGTAAGAATAAATATCTCCACGATGTTTAGCATCATCACGCTTTGCATAACCCCCAAACCACTTTGCTCCAAAACTAAGTTCATATCCTATATACCCTGTTATAAAATCAGAATACTTATCAGGATTATTTTTTACATCAATATAAAATTCTTTCGATACTTCTTTTGGTGGTTCAATTCCTTGCTGCAAACCAATAAGCACAGAGATTACATATTTATCAATATCACTTCCTATCTTATTGTCACATTCAATTTTATCAATAATATTTGCACCACCTACGAATGGTTCTAAATAACCATTGCATCCCTTGTCTATGTAATTCTGTATAATCGGTACAATTTGTTTTGATAACCGATTTTTGCTTCCCATGTAAATCATTATGTATTAGGAGTAAACGCTGCGTTTTCGGTATACCAAACCTCTTGCTCCTTTCTTTTATTCTCTTAACCCACTCAAAATCCATTCAACGGTAGGTTCATTCCATCCATTGCCCATCAAACTACATCTTTTTGAGTATGATAACCAACGATTGTTAAGCTGAATTTTTGTAAAATTATCAGGCAATCCCTGCAATCTTTCATATTCAACTTCTGTAAGTTTTCGTGGTCTACCACTATCTAATACTTTCTTTTCATGATATCCACCATTTATACAAGTCAATGTGCAGCACTTAAAATCTGGATTATAAATTCTTCTATTCATTTCCATAGAATTGACTTTTAACTCTGCACATACACGTTTGCTCATATCCAAGATTTCAAAATCTTTCTTATAGAAATATTTCTCATCTACACTATTCTCCATAATATCTTTCAAAACTAATGGAGATTCACCAGGTAATTTACCTAATGGTATGTTTGTCCAATAATATCTTTCTCGATTTTGAGAACCAAATAGAGAAGAGTCTATCAATCTTACTGAAAAAGTTTGAATTTCACCTGTCTTTCTATTTCGAAATTTTATAATTCTTTGTTGTCTCATATAACCTCCGTATATATATCAAAAATTTATCATATGGGGTATTGTTTTTTACAAAATTACATTTACTACAACACGGAACACAATTTTCATAAATATAACCTATGTCACTATTTTTTCTATCTATTCCATTACCTCTGCTATTTTTATTCCACTCTGATGAAAATCCTCCACAATAATGACAAGGTTGTTTTACTATATTTTTAAACTCTTCAACTGACAGTTTAAACTCTATTCCCCTATTTCGTGCGTTACTTCTATATTCAGAATACCTTTGTTCTCCATGTTTATATTGAGGATTATTTTGTCCAGAATTTCTATGATTAGAACAATAAATACATAACGTTTCACCATTTTTCTTAAAACGACTATTTTTTCTATATGCTAAATCAGAATAATGTACTGTATGTATTGAACCGCAATCATCACATTGATATTCAACTATTGCGTTGCTCCCTTCTGGTAAATCCTCTATTTTAACCATGATGGTAGCATTAGGGACTACACGAGTTCTTCCTCGATCATCTTTGTCTCTTGGAATCTTATACCCCAAACTCTCGAATAATTTTGTATTTCTACTTCTTGCTTTTACTTTAACTTCTTTAGTAAGTAATATCTTCCACCATCTCCCATTCATCATCATTGTAATAATTATGTATAATTTCATCTGTCATTGTCTTCAGATCTTCGTCACTACTTGGTATTACATTCTCAAACATGAAATATTTGGGCTGAATTGCCATAAGACACTCAATTGCTTTAAAGAAAATTCCTGACTTACCATCAAGACCATTATTGACCTCTTTACTTTCAATTCGTACTCTTGAAAGTGACTGGCAACAAGTTCCTGCCAACAGTAAATCAAATCCTTTGAACTGTTCAAAATCCGCTTCATATAAATCGCCATGATGTACCACAAACGGAAAATGGTACTGAGAAACTGCTATGGCTTCTGGCAAAATTTCATATGTATGATATTCTCTTATAGGTATTCCGAGTTGCTGTAACGCATACAATCCTGTTTCAACGCCACCACATAAACTTAATACTCGTAGCCCTTGAGAATTATTTTTTTCATTATTCTCTGTCAAAATACACTATTTTACAGAGGTTACGTAACCATAATTACCTAGGAGTTACTGCTTAATTCCTTTCTTTTTTAATATTATTTTGTTGTAAAATCCTATGGAATTTGCACGTCTACAAAACCATAAGAAAAAAATATTTCTTGTTACTTTTTTGGAAAAATTTGGCTGATCAGCCGTGAATAGAATTGCTTCTATATTAGATTATTCTCTATTTGAAACTTCTTTAATTCATCTTGAATCATCTTCTGCATATCTTCTTTGTCAAAAGATATATTTGCAACTGGAATAACATTTGCATTTGGATTAACATCGCCAACGATAGCCTTATCAAACGCTTCTAAAAACATTTCTGCAATTTCCTTTTCATAAAACCCACACAGACCACTATAATCCATATCTGTAATTACTCTTAAAAAGAAATCTTTAAACTTTTCAGCGATAAAATCTCGTTCGTATTCTCTTGGAATATCAATTGTTAATTTCACTATTTCACCTCACTTTACAATATCCTAACAATCTGTTCATATAAACAAATATCTCTGTCATTGATTGCTTTATTCAAATGCATATGACCAAACAAATGCTTTTTATATTCAGTTGCAGCTTTCACTTCTTCCAAATAATTAGTCAACACATCTGGTTCATATAATCCTTTATCACCCATAAGATACAACTCTGACGTAGAAGGACTATGCGTAATAATATAATCGACTACATTATTATTCTCTTTTAAAACATCTAATCCATGTTGCATTTCTTCATCTGTTGGTAATTCCTCTTCCCACCAAGATAAATCTTTTATGCGATACATATACTTGCCTTGCCGATCAAGTTTCTTAGCTTCTTCTCTCCAATTTTCATCATTGTAATCAAGAATACCATCCTGAATATCATGACTTGATGCGCCACCAAAAGCAAAGAATTTCTTATCTTCAATAGTGAAAACCTCACCTCGCATTAGATGCAATACATTGGATCTGACTTCATGAACCATACCACCACGCCATTCTTTTATAGGATAAGTTGCAAGTCTTTTATGATTCTCGTGATTCCCGTCAACAAATACAGTTGTGAATGGTTTCTGATTTAACCAATCCAACCAATATTTTTCCTGTTTGCTTTCACCATCTCTGTTCCATACAAGACCAAAATCGCCAAGAATAATTACAGTGTTATCATCTTTATTACCAGAAAAATCTTTTTGTTCATAAAAATTATCTTTACTTAATCGTGTAGGATTTCCATGTATATCACCTGTTACATATACTGCCATAATTCACCTCTTACATACTAAAATCTCAACATCCGTATCTGCAAAAACATTTTTAATTTGTTCTGAGACATCATTCCAGTTCAGCCTATCTAAGCCACAACCAATTACAGGCATTGCAATCTTTTTGATATTATTCTCCAAACAAATCTGTTTCATCTTTTCAAGCGAAAGTCTCATTGTGATAATTGTCGGCTTGTGGAAATATCTCTCTTTTGTAATAAGATTGAATACTCTATCTTCTGATAAACAATCTCCACCAATTCTCTTATGAATGTACTGATTAAGATAATTTGGGTATTTTGTCAGCAACTTTCTTTTCATATCGAACCTTTTATTGAATTCAACTACAATCCCTTTACCCATTCCAAAATCTGCACTAATACAATGTGCTAAATAATAATTTTCTGGTACTGTAAATAAGTCTTTATTTTCTTCTCTATACGTCATTTATTTCACCTCATTCTATTGGTATCATTCTCGCTATATTATCACCCATATGTTCAACCGCATGATAATCTGTAATTGGCTTTAAAAAATCGCATCTATTAGGTTCACATCCTCTTCCTTGGTATAAATTACATGCATAATTACCACGCAACTGATTTGTACATTCAGAAAAGATGCATTCTTTTGGTTCATCTGGCATTTTATCTACAATAATTTTCATAATCTCACCTCACTTGTCTTCTTTCCAATCAACCATAATAAATGATAAAAATCCCAAACATGTCTCTATTAATAAAAATTTCCATAATTCAACTGGTTCGGGAAAAATAAAATTCATTAATAAGTTTAATGTCATAAGCCATATTAAAAATCTTATTGTAGATTTCATAGTTATCCTCCATTCGTAATCATATCTAAAAACAACAGCTCATCTTTCTTCAATGCGATGTCATAATCTTTCCTCTTGATTTTTAATTTTACTAAATTTTATCACTATTCTTTCTGTATGATAAAATCCTTTTTCGCACCTTATTTCATGTAAGTATCCTTTTTTCATAAAGTCACATATAACATCAAGATCATCAGCACTTCTATCTCCATCTCTAATATATTCAATGTCTTCACCTTGAGATTCTTTTATAATATCATCTATATCAATTCTACAAATTCTATCATATGATTTCATATTTTACCTCCAAAAATTCCGCAAGAAATGTGCGTTTCTTTCTAGCGTAAAATATATACCATATATAGTATATATTGCTTATTAATACTATATATGGTATATTTGTAACAATTACTCACTTAATTCTGCAAGTGCCTTATCCAGATCCTCATCAGACATGTTCTCAAGTGCTGCATCCTGTCTCTTAGCCTTGATTTCAAGCAATCTTTGTCTCATCTCAGCATTTTTCTTAGCGTCTTCTCTCTTCTTTTTCTCATCCAACTTCACGCCAACAATATACTTAACAATTTCAATCTTGTTAGAAATCTCCTCATCTTCCTTTGACTTAGTATTCAGAAGACTCTCTTCCTCAGACTTCTTTACTTCCGCATTGAGTGTCTTAAATACTGAGTCCAGATTTGTGAGAGATAAATCCCACAAATCAATTACGTTAATCATTCCTCTGAATGGGAACTGATAGTTTGCTCTTGTTGCATTGATAAATAATTCGTTGTTTGTCATAATAATAATCTCCTTTTCTAATTCCAATTAAAACTTAATCTTCATTACACGCTCTGTTGCGCCCTTAACCTTAATAATTAAATCTTCTCTCTTTGTCATAGAGAATCCAATTCCTGAAAGCTGATCATCAGTATCTTCTACATGACACTTAGCACCTAAAGCCTCGAACACTCTCTTATGCTTCATTAAATCATTATCAAGGAACTCAAGATAGAATCCATTAGGCTCTTCGCTATTTACACAATCCTTCAAGAAAAAGAATAAATGTCTATGACCAATTCCATCCTGCTCGTCAAAATAGTTTGGACTGTAACTAATTACTGATACAGGAACAAACTGATTTGTATTTACACCCCAAATCTCACGGCTTGAAATAGATGAATTTCCTGCTAATTTCTCCTTAATTGAGAAGTTTCCATTCTCATCGAGTGTTACTTCTGCAACCTGAACTTTTTCATCAGTTCTCATCGACTTATCGTAATCAAACTTGTAAATTTCTCCATTAAATTCAATCTCAGCTCTAAATCCATGCCTTACGCTTCCTGAATACTGATGTACAAAGAACTTATAAACACCTGGTTTCATTCTTGACAGGTCTTCCCAAGTAATATTCTCTACTGCAACCTTTCCATCTGGATGAATAATATCAACGTCTAACTGACCACCCATTCTTGAAACACTTGGCTTTCTACAATTACTAAAGAAAATTTCATTCTTATCTGGCTCAATACAATGTGCATCAAGATCGTAATTATCATGACCATCTTCATTCCACTGAATAGAAAATCTGAGTACACCATCGACATTACCGCCAGCAGCTTTTACATTCTGCTTCATATCAGAATCAGTAATGTTTCCTGAATAAGCCCAAGATAATCCATTATTCCACTTGAACATTGTCTTAGCGTCTGGATTAACAGGTGCAATCATAGAAACAAAGTTCTTCTCATGCTTATTCTCTACAAAAGCTTCAATCTCCTTTGCAGTTGGAAGTACCTTATTAATGAAATCCTGTGCTGAAATCTCTTCAACCTTAGAAAACTTCTTAGGACTTACAGCAACATCTTTTTCCATCTGTCCAAAGATATCATCTGCACTAACCATTCTTCTTGCAGCACTCTTATTTGAAAACAGTACATTATTTACAGTAATATCATTAAGATTAGCAAATCTTCTCTGTAATGAATCCATGTATCCAAGTTCTGTAATGGTCTTCTTTGCATCCTCAAGCATTTTCTTTGTAAAAATAGCCTTTGGTCTTTTATAGTTGCTCGGTGCTGTAATCTGCTCATACTTCTTAACTGCTGTGTCAAGATCCATATCCTCACTTACATTAATAAGAAGTGTTCCAATAGAATGATTTCTAATTCTACCAATAGCCATACCTGCTGTTACCGACTTCTCCCAAGCATATAAATCCTTTTCAGTATCAGAAGTCAGCTTATCGTATTCCTTCTTATACTTCTTGAACTCTGCGAGTACACCTTTCCACTCTTCGCCCTTGTAAAGCGTATTTGAATTGATAAGTTCAAGAATTGTATCAAGTGCTTCCATAGTAATCTCATCGAGAGAACGCTTAAATACATTTCTTGTATCTCTGAACTGTCCTTTAACTTCCTCGTTAGAACGACTACTTCTATTTACGAACTTGTTTGGAAGCTCTAAGAAGAAATGATCCCACTGATGAGATTTTTCATTGATTTCCTCAAAGTTAAAATCTGTACCAATTTTGGGGAACTTAGTTGTATAAATATCTGTAACTGTATGAGCTTTTACAAAAGTATCAAGTGCATCACATACTGGCTGATATGTTGTATCACCAAGATTCAGTTCCCAAATCGTATGAATCTGGTTATCCTTGATAGTGACAGCAGAACCAATATTCTTAATAAACTGTCTACAACAACTACAATCATGCTCTCTACGCTCTCTGAAAATCTCATTTGTACCAGCAGGGAAGCTATCAAGATATGTATTCCATAATTCATCCTTATCTACATTTACCTCAAATAAATGTGTTGCCTCTTTCTGCATTTCATCGAAGTGCTTCTGTAAAGCCTTCTTAAACATCATAAATCCATCCATGTTTTGTACCTCTTCTTTCTTATATTTATTTTTTGTTAATTGCTTCTATTATTATATTCTCCGTTTATATCAAACCAGTCGCTTTATCTGGATTTTCATTAGCCCATTTTATCCATCTTTCAGCATAAGGTTCAGTCTTATTATTTAACCCAAACACTTCTCTTACGATGATATATCCTTCACAAATCGACTCTTCCATATCTTTTGTATTGTTATCTACATCATCTGCATCTAATGGTCGAAACACTGTTTTGGTAAAATATCTTCTACCATATTTCTTTGTTGTAGTGATTTTATTTATCTTATCCTTATATAACTTCCATACACCAGATGAATCTTTGTTAATCTGTCCTACATAATCTCCTACGTTTAACATATTGTCTCCTTTCTTAATTTCGCATGAAACGAAGTTTTCTTTCTACTTCCAACCACTACAATCTCTACAACCTAATGCATATACATCACACTCTTTAACCGCACAAGTTTCACATTTATATGGTTCTCTGTATGATGTAATTTTATCTTGTAGTTCATTAATTTCTTCCATAATAGTATCAATATCTTTTAACTTAATTCCAAAAAGAATCTTCTTCAATTCTTCATACATAAGTTTTTTCGATACATTTTTATCACTCTTATTTGGTTTATATTTAAAATCATATTTCCATTGGTCTATTTCTCCGCATCTACAATTCTTAACAATTGGGGAATCTGCTATTGGATGGCAACTGTTATTATTTGAACAATAATAATTATTTCTCACATAATCATGTTCACATCCATATTTACAAATATCACATGATACGCCCATATAAATCTCCTTTCCAATTTACCAAATTTCATTTACCGTCTTATCAACAATTTCTCTCATCGCTCCACCTGTCATTTTGTTCATTGTATCTGTAACAAGACATGTGATCTCTGCTCTTATCCGTTTATTGTGACGAGTACATGATTTTGAACAATAATTGTTCCTTCTACATTTTTTACAGTTGCCATTTAATTTCCACTGTTCATTTTCCTGAATCTGTTCCATAATATTTGTATGTTCCTTTCAAAGTTATATATTCTGACTAATATTCTTCTGTCGCTTCGTCATATTCTCTTGATAAATATTCAACTAAATCCTTATAAATATCTAATTGATGGTCGTATAAATAATTACATAATTTAATGTCACTATCAAAGAACTCCTCAATAGCTGTAGAATTAGCCCATCTATCAAAAGCACTTCTTGTTGAAACTCTAAGCATCCATCTGTTTTTAGTTCCACTATGAGGTTCTACTACCATAAAAATAACTGTATCTGTTCTTGCTTCTAAATGACCTTCATATTCGTCAATCTCGTAATTCTGACCATTATTCATTTGGTCATTCTCAAACCATCTTCTTATATTTTCCATTACTTTACCTCTCTTCCAAAGAAATCGAACTTTACTGTGATATTTCTATTTTAATTTCAGTACCTTCATAATTACCTGTTATTTGCCTTTTTGCTACAGATATTCCCTCTTGATATTCATTGATAACATTTTCTAAATATTCCATAATATCATAAAAATCTTTAAGCAACCAAGGATGTGTATAAGATATATGAATTCCATCACATAAAAATCTCCAAAGAAAATCTTTTGCTTCTCTTTTACAACGCCACTCCTCTTCATATTTAAATTCCATAGAACCAACATAATCATAATATTCAAAATCATCAACTACTATATCTCTATTAGTACAGCCAAAATCTTCGACATCCCTTAAATTGTAATCACCGTCTGTATATAATGTATAACTAATATTTATTTGCATCTTTTCACCTTTCTTCCTATGAAACCTAACGTTAATGTGGCAATAAATACTCTCTTTCCTCTATATAAAATTCTTTCTGCCACCTATCCATTAAGTCATAATGATTTTGTTCCATATAACAAGATGAACCATTATATCCATCGTATTCTTTCCAAATAATTTCTTCTGCCAAGATATGTAACTCCTTGTGTGATAACGATTTTAGAAAGTCTCCAAATGCCACATAATTTGTTCTCTTGTCTAACACTTTTTCAAGTTTTGTTTTTCTTTTAAACATCTTTTTCACCTCGTAATCTAAAAGAGAATTTTATTTAATCTGATAACATTTTTAATATTTCTTTATGAACTTCTGCCATTTTAGAGCGTGTAATATAATATTGACAATCTTCACAATCAGTCTTACAGACCTTCTGCTCTTGACATAAAACATCTTTTTTTAAAACTTCTATTATTTCTTGTTTTGTCATTTTTTATTCTCCTTAAAATGTAGCACCTACATATATCTCAAATTTATTATTCATTAATTTCATAATAAACAATATTCTTTCTTTAATCATATTGTCTCGATTTCTATATAATTATCGTGACAAAATGTACCATATGGGACTTGAACCCGTGACAACTCGATTAAAAGTCGAGTGTTCTACCAACTGAGTTAATGGCACATAACTAGGCTGGTGGGATTTGAATCCACGAATGACAGAATCAAAATCTGTTGTGTTGACCACTTCACCACAGCCCATTAGTCGGGTGTTTTTGTATCTATGTTAAATTAAACATATCTAAAACGGCATACTTCGGTGAACTGTGTAGAAGCAAGTTTTGTATCTATGTTAAATTAAACATATCTAAAACCTCAAATCACACAGATACTATTAACATAGATTCTGGTGAGTACTGTTAATTTAACAACCTAACCATTCAGGTGCAAAATCACCTGCAATCTTTCGATTGATTAAGTAGCACTTAGGCTACTTTATTATTCTCCGAATCATTCTTATTCTGTTCATACTTTTTAGAGATACCATAATATTCTCTTGCTTCCTGCTTACTCTTTTCAGTAACTTGTCCAGTTTCCATCCAAAGAGTTGACATTGCGATATTTCTGGCGGCATTGAAGTCGGCATTAAAACCAATTTTCTCATATTTTTTATAACTATCACAATTCTCATTTGCACATTCAAATACTGACTGTGACTTTCTCTGACCAAACTCCCAATTACCACATACACTGCAAATCTGTGATGTATAACAAGGATTGATTTTTCTTACTTCAATTCCGTACTTAGCTGCTTTATATGTAATATAATCTTGAAGCTTATAATAACTCCAATTTCTCAGGATAAAATCGCTTGTATCATATCCTGTTAAATTCTCAATATTTATGTATTTAGCATTATGTTTTAAAGCAAAATCAACAACTCTTTTACTTATCATATGACAATATGTTTCAACAAAATGTGCCTCTGCTTTCTGTAATCTTTCTAATGCTTTTAGTTTCTTTGCTCTACCATGACCGCCAGAAGTATTTCGTAATGACTTCTGTAATCTTCTTCTTTGAGCTTGCATTTTAGTTCTTATTCTTAAAAAGTCTTCTGCATTTCCAATTGCCAATCTCTCATAAAGATTATTATTCAAGGCACACATAGCAGGAACTGCAATACCTAAATCAACACCTACTACTGTATTTTCGTCTAACTCTCTAAGTTGTTTTGGAATAGATATTGAAAGATTCAAAATGATTGATTTGCCATCAATTTCAATGCTACTTCCTTGCACTTTATAATTCTCTTCTAATATATTTTGTACAACGGATCTTAACTCTAATGACCTATGCGGATTGCCAAACACAACCTTAAATAAAATTTTATTAACCCACTTAATATATACTGCTAAATCAGAATCGTTAATCTTATCTAAGAAATTCTGATAAGTTTCATATTCGTGATAAAAAGTTAAGTTTCTACCTCTTGTAATAAGTGGATTGGTTCTCTTATAATTAGTTACTGTTCGTTCACCTTTAGCCAATCCATTCTTTAAAGCTGTGCTGAAATCCTGCTTGACCTTTTGAGTAACGGCTGATGGTGTGTCTACACCTGTTGCAAAATCAATATCTTTTAAAATGATATTAGAGTTTGTCATTATTTCTTTCTGTCTTGCCTTAAATTCTTTATTCTTAATATCACGATTGTATTTGTAATATTCACTCATAAGCTGTCCCATAAGTAAGTTACAAGCTTGATACTGAGCATACTGTCCATTTCTAATAAAGTCATACACTCTATTAATTTCTTCCTTATCTCCTACTGGAAATAATTTAATTTTTCTACAAATTGTCATTCTATCGTTTCCCATAATTTGTAAATCTCCTTTTATATTTTTTTGTAATTTTAAATATCTCTAAAACGGCTGTAATATGGTACTTTTGCCGACTTTCGTTTTATACCTATGTAATTTTAAATATCTCTAAAACCTCAAAGTTATTACACAGATTTTCATGAGTTGCATTACACTCACGATTCGGCAGTAAAATCTACCGCAATAGAATTGATTTTAATTTCATTTATATATTCTTTTAATGAGATGTAATTTTATATACTTCTAAAATTTTATAACTTATGTCGATATATATTATGTAATTTTGCTAGTATGTAACTATACTTCCAAAACAACTGAAACATCTCCTCTCTGTTGCCAGATATTTTGTTAGTATGTAATTCCATATACTTAAAAAACTTTGCTCAATGATAAAACCAGTTGAGGTACATTTTGTTAGTATGTAATTTCATATACTTCCAAAACTTATACTTGACAACGCTACCACCCCTATACATTTTGTTAGTATGTAATTTCATATACTTCCAAAACCTCAAATTACATACAAATTACATACTTTTTAGTGAGTGACATAATCCTCACTATTCGGACTCAAAATAGCCCGTAGTCAAAAGACTAATTGTTATAGGATAAACTGGCTTGAATTAGCCAAATAGATTTGTTACAATAGAACAAATATAGTTTATCCTATATTTTATTCTCTGTAGAGCAGATTGTTAGGTCGCCAAACTTGTGCAATCTGTTCTCTACTTAATATCTTCCCAATCAGCTTCATCCTTATCATTAGTAGAATTCATGAACAAGTGAATATATAATTCAATAATTCTCTCTTTTGATAATACCTGTAATTGCTTTCTTAGTTCATTTCGCTTATTAACGTCTTTATCCATTTTATTATTCTCTCCTCTTTTCCTATTGAAACACGGATTTAGTTGCCAATTATTTCATCAATGTACTTAATAATATTTTCATAAGACATTATCTGTCCTATAATTGTTTGCTGCTCTATAATATTCCCTTTTATTTTTGTACCTACAAGTGAAATATGAAGAACTTTGATACATCCTGTTATATATTCTCTTAATTTTAACAATTCGTTCATTTAACACCTCATTAGCTGACTGACCGCTTTATCGTCTAAAACTTCTTTTTCTGTAATAGTCCATTGACATCTAAAATCTCTATCTGCACATAATGAAGTAAAATCAGCATAACTTTGAATTTTATCTGGTTTTGCCGTTGATCTATAACACTGTCCTCTTCTTTCGCAAGTTTTGCTTGTACACATTGTAATATCAGGCATTTATAATTTCTCCTTTCTTTGAATTTTTTAAGAAATTTATGTAATTATCAAAATCCATCTTAATATACTTATAATTAACATCTTGTGATGGACTATAATTCTTATCAATAGCATTCTTCTGATAATTTTCCAACCAAGTCGCCAATTCAACATCCTTTTCGGTTCTGTAAGCATATGCTGTTAATGCCATTAATGCTGCCTTGCATTGTATATATAATGGGTTATTTATATCTAAATACACATCCACGAAATCCTGGTATTCCTTTATATCAATATCCTCTATATCATCGGCAACATTTTCTTTAACAAATGATAATATTTCATCATCACAACCCGTATTCTGTTCAGATTCATTATCATTTGTTACCTTATTATCAGAAGACTCTATATTATTCTCTGTTTCAGTTGTATCAATATGTAAAAAATCATTCATAAGCCTTATAAGTAAATCAATCTTACCTACAATAGTTGTCTTTTTCTTGGTCTGTTGATCCTTAAAGTCAGCCATTGATATACCATTGATTTCTTTGTCTTTGAGTTCTATGTTATATGCATTTAAGAAATCTACGAAACGACTATCTTCTATATTATATGTAGTAAATTTATCAAACACTGAAATCCACATTGGCATTGTTGTAGGTGTAAATAATTCCTTTGATAAATCTTTGTTATTATCACCTAATGCTAGTTCCAATCTGTTAAACTGTGAATTCAATTTTAAAAATTGCTGTTCTGTTGTATTTTCATTGACGAATTTATAAATCGAATCTAAACTCGCTCTCCACGATTCACGAAAGAATAACAACATAATTGATTCAACAACAACTCTTTCAAGTTTTCCTTTAATTGAATTATTATTTGTAAACTTACCGCAGTTTTTGAAAAATGAATTTTTTTGAGAAATCTTTTTAATATGTCCAGCAATATCGGCTGATACGTTGAGTAATCCACCCTGTTCTTTATTCATACTTGCATGATTATTGTAATCACGAATATGATCGGCAATCTGCTCATCGGTACAATCAAAAAACTTTGTTACATTAATATTAAAATTATTAAATCTTTTCTTTAACTCATCTGGTAAATCTTTATAATATTTTCCAATAACATCAAAAACTTTCATTTCATACTCAGGAAATCCTTCTTCATCAGGCACACGATTTCCATTATCATCTAAAACATAATCTCTATACTGAATTAAGTGTCTTTCCGCTCCTGCCGAACCAATCTTAATTCGATTCTCCTTAAAAGCTTCTGCATATGAAAGTCTCTGCAATCCATCAATCAAATATGATATAGTTAATCCCTTTTTCTTCTGTTCACAAAGTATAATTTCAGGAATTGGAAGATTGCTAAGAATACGACAGAAATATCTATTTGCTTCTTCCTTACTCCATTGAAACGGTTCACGCTGCAAGATATAGTTGCAATTCATATCCCCATTTTTTTTATCTTGTAACAACGAGTACATACTATATTTATCCATTCTGTAATTTTCAGATTCGCTAATTTCAATAATTCTATCTTCCATATTTACCTCCATATTATAACCACCATCATTTTTATTTATTGAGAACATCGAAAGCCCTTTGTTCATTTTTATTGCTTTCATTGCACTGTTATATTCTCCATTAGAAATACCTAATTCTTCTTTGATTTTCTCAGAAGGAAAATCCTCCATCCGCATAAGCAAGATATTTTTTTGTATTTTAGATAATGAATTGAGAAACTTTTCTACTTTTTCATCAGAATCAAAATTAAATTTACATTCATCTTCTATATTTATTCCTGAATCTAATTTCTCTATTAAGTTATTATCATCTTCCGTATGTGCATCTAATGAGATATTTTTAATTATCGTTGGAGTGCCGTTTTCGTCATAAATTATTTTTCCTTTTTCATCCGTGACAAGATTATTTCTTTTTAGTCGAAATCTATTATCTCGCATCCATGTATCAAATTTTCTTTTAATGTTTCCTGTTAAATATGTTTCAAAATTTGCTTTCTCTGAATTAAAACTATACACAGATTCCATTAAGCATTGTATAGCGACATCATATAAATCATCATATTCATACATATCAATCTTCCCACGCCAAATCTTGTGACATAATTTTTTTAATTTTTTGTTTTCATCATCTGAATAATCATTAATGATTTTCATCATCTCAGGATTACTATTAATAATCCTCATCATCTCTTTATTAATCATTTCATCTACCTGCCTTTCGCAATTCTTTATTTATATATTCACCGAAAGACAATTCAGAATTCATAACTTTAATATGTTTAGTTTCTCTTTTACATTTTGGACACTTACAATATCTATCATGTCGATTTCTTTCTCCTGGTTGAAAACTCATAGTCTCTACCATTGGAATTAAGCAGTTTTTACATATCACCATAATCAATCCTCCAATATATCATTAGCCATTTTCCAATATTCCGTTCTTCCCTTGTAATCATCGCTAGTGACTTTACTAAGTTCTAATTTTATCTTCTCAATGTTATATCCTTTGGCTATTGCTTCTTGCATAACCTGAACATATCTTATACACTGCTTTATTCGTTTATGTTTATCACGAATATCATCAAGCAAATATCCTATTTTTGCCACTTTATGAGCTTGTGGTTTCTTACCATTATGTACTTTCTTATACTTCTCTAATGCATGATTAATATCACTTTCTGCACTATCGCACTTTGATAGTTCAGTATTTAATAAATTTTTATATGTAATAAGTTGATTGTCGTCCCAACCTGCTAACCCTAAGATAGAATTGGCTTCTGACTTAATCTTATCTAATAAAGCATAATCGAAATTACCTTCGTCTCCTGTATAAACATTTGCATTTCCTCTATAATAAAGAGATTTATCAGATTTCTGTCCTGTATCAACATCAATAAGATTATATTTCTTAATCCATGAATATTTCTTTCTACTGTTCTGCACTAACGACCTCGCTTGTTTGTAAGTAAACTCCTTTGCCATAGAACTTGAAGTCGTTATCATATACTCACCTGACTTCATAGGATTTTCCATAACATAATTCTTTCCATCTGTTAATATAAACAAAAAATCACTCCTTTCTGATTTTTGACGCACTTTAATAAGCCTTGGATATACCAAAGAAATTAAAATGCTATTAAATTGTGATAAAAAATTGGAAATTTTGCTGATATGCAATTGACTTTTATAACTATTACTATGTATAATTTGAATGCATACTGATTATTTCCCCCAAGAAATAGATTTTGTATGTTGCTTGACTAGCCAGCTACCAACTTTCTAGTCAAGCATTTTTTATTTCCTCTTCCATTATATTACTCCAAACATACGTTTGTGTCAATATAAAGCCAAACAAATATTCGAATAAATTATCTTAACAGAATGTCATGCATAATTCCTCTTTTAATAATATTCTCTATATCCTGTTCGGTATTGAATAGCTGCATATGAGGAAGATAAGTATCTTCATTCATAATAATTGTTTTTGATTTCCTTACTAATAAACATCCATCATCGGGTGTAGCAATCTTTTTTGTCGAAGTATTGTTGTCAAAATTCATTGTTAAGATAACTATATTTTTAGGATTTTTACCTTCGGCTTTTAATTTTTGCAACCTGTCAATGGCTTCGTCTATACTTGTATAATCATAGGTTTCTGTCTTCATGATATTCTCTCCTCTCATTTATATCATAGCCAAACTAATTTTCATCGCTTCCATAACCTTTAAATTATCTTCGTTTGATAATTCACCAATTTTAAATTGAATCCGATCTTTATCAATCGTTGTAATCTGCTCTAATGCCACAACAGAATCATATTTCAACCCATTAAGTTCATCCTTATGTATTAGTACATGAGTTGGTAATTCTCTTTTGGACTTTGTAGTTACAATAGCAATTATAGTGGTAGGGCTAAACTTATTACCAATATCATTCTGTAATATAAGTACTGGTCTTCTACCACTCTGTTCTGAACCTTTAGAATCATATTTAGTTATATCAGCGAAATATATTTCACCACGTTTAATTTCCACTATGTTAGCCCTCCTTTCTCTGTTTGTTCCTTTGATATTTTGTATTATATACTTCACTATATATATTGTCAAGTATTATTACAATTATTTTTTATATTTATTTTTTCTTTTATATATGGTACTCTATGTATATAGGAGGATTACATTCATGAAATTATCTATTCAAAACAAATTAAAAGAAAAAAATATGACACGTTACGAACTGGCTAAAAAAATAGGCGTAACATATCCAACGATTGACAAAATCTACAAAGGTGAATCAACTTCAATTAAATTTGATATTTTAGAGGCAATTTGTAAAGAACTTAATTGTTCGCCACTCGAAATATTAGATACTGATGACTATCAAATGAAGCGATTACTAACCTATGCAACTGAAATTAATAAAGCAAGTAAAAATAAGGACGACACAAATTAATCTGTATCGTCCTTTGCATATCACATATTGTTTAACACATCTTTCATACCAATAGCACCATTCGCATAATTATTAACTGTTGTATTTACACTGCTATGTCCCAACTGCTGCTGAACAAATGCAAGATTTCCATTTCTGTTCATTATACTAGCATAATAATGTCGCATCATATGTGGAGTGATGCCATTGCCATAATTTTCAAATATCTGTTTAATATTTCTTTCTGTTGTACGTGTACCGTTTTTATTTATAAACACAGCTTCTTTGTCTACAACATTATTCAATGTACTTCTGTATTCTAACCATTCTCTTAATGCTTTTAAAGCAGATCCACTAAGATATACTGTTCTATTTTGCAGTTCTCTGTACACACCTTTGCCAAGAATAGTAATGTATGGCATTTCTTCTTTTAAATGCAAATTAGACAAATCTAAACCTGCAAGTTCAGATTCTCTTATTCCAGTTCCTCTTAACACTCGAAAGATAGCAATATTCCTATTTCTTACACATTCATCCTTTTTCCACATTATTTTCTCTTCCATATCATTAAGCTGCTTTTCTGTTGGAAGTTTTTTTGTTAAATTATTTCCAGATGGAATTCCCTTATAGGTTACATCTTTAAAGAATCCATCTTTAATTTCAGTTCCCTTTACTCTACTCATATAATCCCAAAAGCTACTTATAATATGTTTCCTTGTTTCTAATGTAGTTGGCGACATTCCATTTTGTTCTTTTGTCTTTAAATATAATGTAATATCTTCTGCCATGATATCTGTAAAATCCGATGGCTCAATATCTGAAATATTTGTTTTATTAATAAGTTTCTCTTCAATAAACCAATTGAGCAAATCTACAATAACTCCAAGATAATTTAATGCACCTGCTTTGCTTTCAATTTTAACAGTGAAATATTTTCTCGTATATATAGGAAGATTCAACTCATCCAACTTCCTGTTAAGCTTCTCTGCATTTTTATTTTGGACTTCTATTTTATAACACATAATTATCAACCACCTTTCTAAAATCTCCTGTATAATAATTCTCTCTTTTCTCTAATGCTTTTGTATAAATCTCTTTATAATCATCACAATACCTTACTTCCATATTTTTAGTTTCAATTCCACCGCATAATATACAAGTAAGATCTTTAATATGAAATTTCTCACGTTGTTTCTTACGCTGAATTCCTCTTGCTAACATATTTTCTTGCATACATTTTAAACATATGAATCGACTTGCATGTTTTGGATTTCCGTTCTTATATCTACTCAAACATTATTCACCTCATTTTTTTGTAACAAAAAAAAGAAGCAGACAATTTCTGCTTCCTTATAATTAATATTTATTATTTCTTTCTTTTACTTTATCAATTATTTCTTCTCTATGATCTTTATAGTATTGATCTGAAATTTCCTTTACATGTATTTTATGTGCTTTCTCAGAACACTCTTCTGAACAATATGTTCTTCTAAGTGTTTCAAACTTTTCCCCACAAATAGGACAGATTTTAATTATTGGTGTATTCGATTCCTTACTATATCTTCTTTTATTCGAATTTTCATCTTGTCGTTTCTTTTTTTCTATTTTACATTGTTCACTACATACATTTATTCCATGGTAACTTGTAAACCTCTTACCACAAATAACACAATCTCTAATTCTTGGCATTTTTCCTTCCTTTCAAATCAGTCTTTTTTATACTTATCTATAATCGGTTTAAAAAATCTATCTTCTGCATCTTTTCTAGCTTTTTCTGCATCTTCAATTTTTTTAAATTTACCGAGACTATAATTCTTTCCTTGAAATCCAATTTGAGCAACCCATAATTTTCTGGTTTTGTCAAAAGAAACTCCTTTTATACCTGAAGTATTATTTTTTGAAACTTTTTGAGTTAAAGTTTGTACAATCGTTCCATCGACCTGTGTACGCTTTTTTCTATTTTCATTTAATGTTTTCCCATCTCTATGATTTCCACAAGTACCAACTTCTTTTGCTTTAGATACAGTTCTGTAGCACATTCTTCCACATTTTAGACATTTACATTTCCATATAACTTTTCCATTTTCATAGCCAAAAGGCTCTAAAAACAATAAATCTTTTACGATTTTCCTAGTCATATCTAATTTTCTTTTACAACCACAAGACTTAGACTTTCCTGAAATTAATTTTCCTTTGTTAATTGCTCTAATTGTCCCACACACACATTGACATGTGTAATACTTATTGTGTGACGAATCTGTTTTATCTGACAAAGCTAGCACAGTCCAATCACCAAATTTATCACCTATATTTATTTCCATATAATTACTTTCCTCTTGAAAACAATCTTCAACTGTCTTTATTTTACATAGTATCAACTTGGAAAGGAGCTTCTTCTAAGCTATCCAAAAACTAATTCATCAACCGTTATTGTCATTTCTACAGTGTACTGTCTTTCCATTTTTATCATCCTCCGTTCTGCTATTAGCAATTTTTCATCATCTTAATCTATTCCTAGCCATCCAAATTCCTCTACTATATATATGATTTTCTCCTTTTTCATTGCAGTAATCACTTTGGAAACTTCATTCTTTTTTACATCTAAAGTTTTAGATACATAATCTACTATGGCATCTTTTTCCATCTGCTCTCCTTTCAAATAATTATAAATACAGTCCCTTATATCAGATGTAGACACTACTGAATTATAGTCTACCTCTGTTAGTGAATAAATTTTTACAATTTTATTTTTATCTAAAGCTTTAACTTCATTTGCTGTTTCCATTATTTTATCGCCATCGTTCATTTTTACTAAATACATCTTATACCTCCTAATTTTACTTTGAAATCGTCATTTAATCAGCTAACGATAAAATATCATTTCTATCAAAGCCAATCAATTCATCAGATTCTATAATATCAGCCAATATATTAACAATTTCTTTTTGTGCTTCAGAATCCCATTCCATAAGCTCCTCTTTTATTATCTTTGCACCATTTGATTTTGCAATATAATAATCTTCTAGTGTAGCAAAGAAAAATTCATATTGACTATCAAATGGTGGCATTTTACTATTTTTCATATCGTTTAAATATTTTAATGTTTTTTTATTTTCCATCTACATTACCTCATTTCATCAATTTTTCAACTTCCTGCTTCATTATACTAATTTCTGATAAATCATACTGCTCAACCATTTTCTCTAATTCATCAGATAATCCCGTCATTTGTAATAAATCCTCAATGGCTCTTTCCATATGTTCATAAGCAAGATCCAAATTATTCCACACGGTATCTAAGTTATTTTGCGTTTTATTAATTCGGCTCATTTATATCACCTCAATCTCCTATTAGCCAATCTCTTCCATCACAAGATTTGTGTTCTTGGACAATTTCATCAGTTAATTTTATATTTTCAAAAAATCCACTATCAATTGCTGCACAACCATATGAACAATATTTATCTGTAAACCCAGTTCGTACAACAATAATTGAATTTTCAAGTAATGACTTACCACATTTAGAACATTCCATATATTTTACCACTGTTATACCTCGCAATTCTTTCACCAATTTATTCGTTACTTGGATATTTCTGTAATTGATTTACAGATATATGTCTGCAATCATCAGGATTGTCAGCATTATCAAATTTCACAATAGCTTCTTCATCACTATTCCATGAATATTCCATAAAAGTTCCTATAACCTTTAAGCCCCTATGAAATACTCTATCACCTTTCTTAAATTCCATTTGTATCACCTCATTCCATCACAGACACATCAATAACATTTAATCCTGCATCTTCTAAATCCTGTTCAACACAATATCTTAATGTTTCTTCTGAAGACTCATCATCATAGAATTCTGCTTCTACTTCTACAATGAGTTTCGCTTTTATTTTATTTGGTTTGTCTTTCATTTTACTCACCTCAATCTTTTACCTCTTCTCTTTGCCTACCATCAATATACCACTTAATTTTAAAATCAAAATCACTTTCTATTACATGATCAATGTATGACTCTAACTCGTTCAGCTTAATTATAGATACATTATCTATATCTATAATAACAGGATTGCCAGATTTTGTATTAACACTCATACCATTTGCATTATTTGTAATTGGTAAATAATTTATATATCCATTCGAATCATTTTCATTGTTTAAAAGAACTAAAGATTTCCCATCATTAGTTTTATAAATATCAAGTCTTTCCATTTACTTCACCTCTTATCTATCAGTTACAATTAAATTCTCTATATCATACCTGCAATCAATCCAATGTTCATATAATCCAATGTTTTCATCTGTTGGCTTCCTTGTTGCTGATGAAATATAATTATCAAATTTAGCAATTGCGTTATACATTTTCTCAAGGTCTTCTTTTGTGATCTCATCAGTACTTCTAAATTCTTTCACTATACCACCTCTTCCATTCTTCCAAGCAAATCATTCTTTACTTCAATTAAAACTTGAATTCTGTTTTGCATACTTATAACACCTATATCTCCATTACTCTTATAATATTTTTGCAATTCATTTTCACACCTATTAATTTCTGTATCAAGCTCACTAATATATTCTCTTATCTTTTTTCTCATATCTGGTTGATTTTCATACTGATACAGTTTTTGTAGTGGCTCTTGCATTTTTTGATTAGAATCTAAATCAGCTTCAGCATATACAAACATACACTGATTTTTTATAAATGGCATATCCCAATTTAATTTCTGTACCAAATTACCATTATTTTTCAACTTATATTTGTAATTAAAATCATATTCATCTTTTGTTACAAACACTATTCTTTTCATTGGATGATCTGCTATCACACATTTATATGCATACTTTTCTGTATAAAAATAATCACATATATTAAATTTATTCCAATTTATGGGAGCTTGTTTATCATTCATTATTTTATTCACATATCCAAGCATTTCATTTGGGCAATTTAATAAATATCCATAGCTATCTAAATTTTTATTTTCCATTTTTCTACCTCCAATCATCGCAAGAAAGTTAAATTTACTTAGCTATTTTTATTTCTCCATTTCCTGTACTTTCATCTATATTAACAGAATAATAAAATAACCCCATAACATAAGGCATTGTTGTAAATATTTTAGATAGACAATCAAAAGTATTTTTATTCATCAGTATTTTTAAACTAGCTGAAGATAAGTTATACTTTTTTATAACTCTAGCAATCGTGTCCTCAAGAATATCCGATGAAAGCTGTTTGTCTGATTCGTTTAAGAAAATTTCCTTTTTCTCTTCTTCATATATTACTATATATTTCTCTATTTTCTTTTTATCAATTTCTTCTTGTGGAGTGAATTCTATTTCAAATTTGCGCATAGTATTTTCCAATGTAGAAATGAATTCTTTATCGTAAAATAAAGACAAGTCTCTATTGTGTAAAAATTTCAATGAGTATTTTATAATATTCTGTTCTTCTTCTGAAAACCTTCCCACAATCTTAATACTCCTTTCAAACTAATTGTAAATTTAGATTTTTTTTACTTATTCCAACCAGATTTGCTCCATAAAATACTTCCGTCTGCATTGCAGCTTAATTCAATTCCTTTGTTCTTGAACCATAATTCCATCCAATCAAAGAAATCTCTTGTTGGGTTAATTATAAAGCTATCAACACTGCTCATACTTGGGAGCGTAATCTTTATTTGCGAATTTCCGCTTGCACCATATTCATCATATTCGTATCTAAAAGGACAACCTTTTAATGCAAGTTCATTGTTAAATTCTGTTACCATTTCTAATGTTATTTTCATATTTTATTTTCCTTTCTACAAGAAAACTTGGTTTCTTATGCTAATCTCCTACCAGTTTTTGCTTGATATTCAGCCCAACATTTATTAAATCTCCTTGGATTTTCATTTTTACTTCTAAGGAATCTTGCATATTTTCTTTTTAATGGCTGCATTTCATTTTTATAAACATCTTCATTAATCCAATTCCAAATATCCATATATGCCATGTCATATTTAACACCACGTTCAGGTTTCCATTCAAAAACATCAGCACATACAATATTGACTTTATCATTAAGATCAAGTTGTGTTGCAACAATATCAATAACTTCTTGTTTCTTCTCTATTACTGTAATACTTTTTACTTCTGGCTTATCTTGAATTGCCATAATAATCATTCCAATGCCAAGTCCACCAATGATAATATCTCCACATGCATTTACGCAAAAATCTAAATTAGTCATTCTCTCCATATCTGTATTAGACATAACACATTCACCGTTATGAAGTAATCTTATGTACTTACCAGGTGCAATCCCATCAAATCTAGCTCTAATATTGTCATCACTTATTTCAAATTTCTGTAATTTCCATCCGTTCAATTCTCTTTCTTCTAATAATTCTGACATATTTTTATATAAACTGCTCATATAAATACCTCCAATCTTCCAAAAGAAACTATTATTTCTTCCTATGTGCTTCATCCCATCCTTCAGGCTTTCTCGTGTCAAATCCATCCCAAATCTTGTTTCCGAATACCATACCACTGTGAGATTTACCTAATATTCTATCATATAACTCAGCTTCCTCTTTAGTAATCTCAATTCCTTTGTCGTATTCTCCTGGTGTATCATATTCATACTCTTTTGCATCAGATTTAACATAAAACTTAACCCAATGATTTTCCTGAGTAAATATATTATGAAACCATACTACGGCAGCTACCACTTTGCCTGTTTCAAATTCAGTTGTTACTTTTCTTTTAAATCGTGGATTATAAGCTGGATATGCGGGGAATCCATTTTTACGGCAATATTCTTTATCTTCTTCATCATATTTCTTTTTTAGCTGTTCAGATGGACACACATAATCTGTATATACTTTGTTACTATTTAAACCTGTCTCCGTTCTATGATAAATACCTTTAGTATCTGTATAACCACCACTTATAATTTTTTCTCCGTTAATATAATCAGTACCAAGTCTATCAAAATAGTGACGATTTCCATTCTCATCATACCTTGTAGAATATTTCTTCATATCATAATTATCATAAGCTGCTTTTGCAGCAGCTCCACCAAAAATTCCTAATGCTAATAATGCACCTAACATTTTACATCAACCTCCTTTCTACATATTTTTATATCTTTCTTCTCTCTTCTTAGCTTCTGATTTACTTAGAAATCTGTTTGGAATTGTGAATACAACAATCCAAGCTATAATTACACTAATTAATTCTATCATAATATTTACCTCCGTTTTTAAATTCCGTTCCCACAGTTACTATATTTTAATTCTATCATACAATTTTAAATCTTGCACTATATATCCAAGTGTTAAAATGATGCATATAAATAAGTCTTAATTCATGCTCAAATCCTTTAATGACATCTGATGCATATAAAAATCCTTTATTATATCCTTCATAATTATTATTGGGTTCAATAGTTATATAATCTCCATGTTTATGTACTTCATGTCCTCTTTTGCACATTTCCTTCTTAAATTCTTTGTAATCAAACATAGTAATCACCGTTCTTTCCATAAAAATAAGAGACTTGCTTTTACAAGTCTCTTACTATATTCTCTATTATTCTATTTGTTACTTTAACTCATTAACATTGCCATTTGTCTTAATATAATTATAGATAGGCATTTGTATCTTTAGCATAATTTCCTTTAATTTTTCTTTTGACAAATTATCATCTTGAGCTTTAATTAACTCTGCCGCCTCCCTTGGTATCTGAACACCATACTCAACAGAAAATATTATTAAAGCTTCTTCAAATTTTGTAACATTTACTGTTTCGACAGCATATTGAAACGCTTCTAATAACCCCAATTTTGTCATATTGTACCTCCAAAAATAATTATATACATATTATATCGCCAATGATAATATTTGTACAGCCTTTTCTCTTCCTTCAGAGATAGTTGCACAACTACACAACCTAATCCAACCATTATATTTTTGTGAAAAACACCTAACTTCATATTTTTGATTATATTTGTTAATTTCCAGATTGCCAGTATTACGATTTACTATCGCACATTTTGTTTTATTTACTTTAAATTCTCTTCTCATAATATCACTCCAATCCAATAAAAAAGACAGATAATATATAATTATCCGTCTCAATTTAATTAATATTATATTTTATTCTTAATTACAAAATTTCATTTTGTTTTTCTAGTAATATTAATAATGCACTCATTGTCATTTTTTGTATGTATTCATCTTTGTCTACTTCTTTTTCAGTTATTGGCTGTTCTTCATTAATAAAATCATAATTTACATATAATGTAACTCCTGAATTATCCTTACACCAAACAGCAACAACTGTGTCGCCACCAAATTCAGTAATATCTTCTTTAAGTTCTTTGATTAAATCTGAACATTCAAAACTAATTTTTATTCCTTGTTCGTTTATAAATGCCATTATTATCATTCCTCCAATTTTTTAATAAATTCAAACCCATTTGCTGTTGTTTTCTTTTTAGTTCCATTTTTACGATAGAACCAATCGCCTTTTACAATACCCTCTTCGACTATTTCTTTTGCAACTGGATGTTTTCTAGTTCCAGACCATTCTAAAAAAGCACATCTCCATTTCTCTTCAGTAGGCTTTTCTTCATTCTTTTTCTCTGCCTTGTAATCTGCAAGTAATCTATCAATTTTTTCATCTGTTAAATTTTCTATTCTGCTTATATCCAAAGAATAAAAATCTGTCTGATTATAATGATTACTTGTATGATGCCACGAAGAATACCTCAAACAAACTTCTTTTAAAACTTTCACAGGTAGTTTCTTAAATTTTTCCATTGAGCATTTTAATTCAATTTCCTGTTCTTCTATTGTATCAAAAATATCTGCCTTTGTCCATTTACTTAATGGTTTCTCCCCATTTGAATAAGCATCAACCGCATTGTTACTCATTGACCATCCGCTATATCCTGCCATATTCATCAACCTTCTTTCTTACATATTATATCACACTTTATTTCTCATCCTCAATATCTTCTAAGCTGTCAATTCCTAATTCTTCCATAATATCATCACAAAGACAACTTCCATCACATTCAGTTCCATCGTATATAACAGTCATCTCTTCAATATTTAAAACATAACGACTTTCTTTTTGTTGCTTAAATAACTTTAGTACCTGTCTTAATAAATATTCTTTCCTATCCATAAATTTTACCACCATTTCTAATAGTATCTAATTGTTTACTTAATCATAACACATAATACTTTTGCATATTTATCACCATACCAATCTTCAAAATCTGCATAAATATCACAATTTACCATTATAGTATTATTGTATTCTTCTTCATCCATCAGCTCATATAGACCTACTTCCATATCCTCAGTATAGTTTCCATATGGTGAATCTTCTCCTAATGATCTGCAATTATCCGTATGAAAATTACTAGGATAATATTTTCCATTACTCACTGCTTCATATACTTCTAATTCTATATATTTATTTTTATATTCTTCTTTTACATCCTTGATTGTCATTTCATCTTCCCCCTTTTGAAATTTCCGTTTCATAGGTTTATCTTATCCTTGCACAAGTTATAGATAATACCTCGCTCATGATATGGAACATATTTTAATTTTTCTTCCGCTTCTTTCCGGTCTTTCGCCAACAGATAACCGTCTGCAATCACATTACCTCCGACTTTTGCTTGCCAACTGAAAATTTTCATATTGTCAATTTTCTCCTTTTCCTTCATAATCAAAAATACTTGCGTTAGCATGGTTATCGAGAATATCTTCTACCATTTCGTGTACTTCAATTGCAAGTTTTTCCGTTTTGTCTGCTACAATTCCGTCTAAGCCACTAATTCTATCTAACTCTTTTGTAATGTAATTAATATTTCTTGTTGTTCTACTCATCTTATCCTCCATATGAAATCATCGTTTCATTAGATTTTATATTCTAAATCTACTTTATTTCCATCAAATGCATTCCACCGTATATCAATATGCTTTAAATCTAAGCACTTAGCAATTGTTATAGTGGCAGGAATATTATCGTTTCTGTTATTCACTATTGATATACTAGCCCCACAATACATATTTCTATACTCATTTAAGTTTATCTCTGGCTCGCCAGTTCTTTTATTCATATCATTAATAGATTCAAGAGATTTTAAATCGTAATCCCATTTTGTCTCAATAGAGATATTTGTTTCTTTTATAAGCTCATTAAAATCTGAAACATTGATTGTAACCAATCTTGTATGTTCTTTATCATATTTTTTAAATTCATTGATCATTTTATCTACCTCCGTTCTTACCAATAAATCCTCAGTTCATATTATTCTCAATTTCTTTTAGTCTCTCTTCTGAACCGCCAAATTCGTAACACTTACATGGTTCATTATCAACAGATACATCTTTCCCATATTTCTTTCCGAAACATCTTCCAAGCCATTCTTTTCTACATAATTGACAATTATGCATATTCATTTCCTTTGTTATGTGCATATAATTCACCTCATTTTTAAAATTGTGTTCTAATAGTTATTTTTAAGACATTATCAATAATTTTCCATTCTCTGACTGTATAATAACCAAATTGTCTTATAGCTTCATTTGCATTATTATATCTATGCGTATCAAAGCTATGCATATCATAAATTTTAATATGATTATCTCCTGTGAAATTTTCTAAAAATTCTTTTACTTTCATATATTTGCCTTTCCCTTGAAACTCTTGTTTCATACTTTGCATTCTTTGTATTCTCTTTCAGTTAATAGTCCTTCATCGCACATATCTTCAAGAGTTCTATATACAGCGTTTGCTCTCCAACTTGCATATGAAAAACCATCAAACTCTCCAATAAGTGCATCTCTGTTTTCTTCACTTTGTTTTTCTAATTTTTCTGCTAATATGGAATTACGAAAGAAATATGCTTTATACATAGCTGCTTTAATTCTAAGATTCTCAACTTCATATTCCTGAGAAACCAATTTCTCTTGAGTTTCTAATAACTGTAACCCCATATTCCCTAATGGGCTTCTTTCAATTCTGTTTCCAAAATAAGTATAATTCATAAATCATCACTCCTTAATCTACATGGATAATCAATCTGATCTGCCTTCCACCTACACAATCAATAATAATTCCGCTATCTATTGTGATATATTCTTCCGGATAACGACCAACTCTTTTAATTTCAGGTGCATCGCCAGTTTTCATTTTGTCATTGAAGAAATCAAACAATTCGTTCTCAACAGATTGTCTTGTGATTTCCATTACAACTTCGAATCCATCATGACAAAATCCTGTCTCATCTGATAACAAATCTGAAATCTCTTCAAGTGCATATTCTCTGTCTTTCTTGTACAGTTCCTCTAATTCATTTGGAATAATTATTTCCGTTGGAAGCTCATTGAATACTTCCATATCTCCATCTGTGTCCCATTTAATATTTATTGCCTTTAACATATAAATCACTCCATTTCTGTAAATCCATTTCTCTTTAAATACTTTATGTAATCTTCAATATCTGATTTCTTTTTAACCTCAATATCTTCTGAATGATAATATCCATAAAAAGCATTCGTATATACCTTATATGTTTTATTTTCCATATCAACGATGAGGTTATAATTGTTGGCACAATCACCACGTTTCTTCCAATTCTTATCAAGCCAAAATAGATGTAATCTCATGTCAAACCTCCTTATGAAATTGCTATTTCTTACCACTTAATTTCTTTTACCATAGCTATGTAGTATGGTTCAACAATGCTCACAAAAACTAATGTTGCATGTTCTAGCGGGTCATATAATACGCACTCAACTACTACTTCTATTTCTTTCCATTCAGATGCTTTCATAGAAATCCTGTCATCTTTCCGTGGTATGAAATCAAGGACTCCTAAATTGCATTTTGTTGCTTTATCAATCACAAAAATATTATTCATTCCTATCACTCCAATCTTCTAACAACTCATATACTTCGTCTTTATTGTCATACATATACTGACTAAAAACTTCATAAGCTCCATCTTTATCAGGAAATTCTTCAATGAATCTTTCCCACATTGCATCTGACACCACATTTTCATTGAATAATTTTCCATTATATTCAAGTTCTGCGTCTGCCCATTCTCCGTGCGAAATATATCCAATATCTTCAATCCCGCAATAATTTGGATATTCTTTCATCGGGAAGCTTGCTACACCATCTTTTACTACAAAATCTCTTTCTATTGTGCTTGTCATTTTAATCACTCTCCAATCTCTTTAAGAAACAGTTCTTTCTTTTGGTTTTATGCAACCTCTTTTATTTCCTTTATTGTTTCTTTCCAACAGCTACCAATCAATCCATAAACTTCATCAATGTCATATCCATGCATTTTACATCCCTCGACACAAAAGATTGCATATTTAATAGGTAGTTTCACATCTTTATCCAACTCTATTTCTAATACAGAACCACCGCCAGACCAAGGATCATATAATCCGCACATAGTTTCCTTTCCAAGAACCATGTAAGATTTTGAATTTTCATTCTTTCGTGGATCATATTTTCCCTTTTCGTCATACTCTTGGTTCTGTAGTTCGATTAAGTCAAATAAATCAAATAACGGCATTTTTACAAGAAAAGTTACAGTTGCCATATGTGATGGAAGATTTTCAAATTCCTGTATGCAGCTTTCAATAAATTTGTCTTTATTCTTATCTCTATCTACATAATATCCATCATCCCTATGTACTTGTTTACAAGCTTTTCTTAATGCAGTTGCCTTACCTTGTGTTTTTGCTAACCACAGCATAGATGACTCTTTATCAATACTTCCATCTCCTGAATTTCCATACCAATTCAGAACATTATCACAAACACAATCGTAATTCCAATTACCACAATCCACCATGATATTTACTTTGACTTCATTATTAAAATCCTCTGCATTGTAATAAAAATATGTATTTTCTTTTACGTATTCCCATATTTCATCAAAATTATCTGTAAAATACTCTTCCTCTTCATCTGTCAGTTCTTTACGAATATCCTTTTCAAGCTCATCTTCTCCGTACTCCATCGCATAATCCATAGCCCAATCAGCTAATTCATCATTAAATGCCTCTTTTGGATTATCATGTTCAAATATCTCTTTTAAAAAACTATCAGAAAGTTCTCTTTCTCTATAGTCAGTATAAATTTCTATGCCACCATCTTCATTTACACCCCACATTTTCTTTAATATTTCATCTATTCTGATTTTTAATATTTCCATTGTCATATCAATCTACCTCTCTTTCTTCCCATAAATCAATTAAACCAGGTAATACATAACCTAAATCTATCCAACTAAATTCATCAAACTCTTCAAGTTCTTTTAGTTCATCTTCTGTTGGAATTTCCGCACCCATAATTCGCCTTACATCATCTTCTGTTCCACCAGCTTCAAGTATTCTATGTAATGTCATTTCTAATGCACCAGAAATATCATCACTTCCTTTTACTGTGATTGCATTCCGTGACCAATATTCATTGCAAAGATGAAATGTCACAAGTGTTTCATTTTCTTCCAATAAATCTTTTAACTCAATCATTTCACTTACCTCCTAATTTTTTATATTCCTCAAACACTTCTTCACATCTTGCTTTATCACTACTCCAAAAAATCATATGCTATGCTTCAACCCATTCTCCATTTTCAAAATATTTATATTTCTCTTGGATTTCCCATCGTTTATTCCAATGACTTCCAATTCCTTCAACCATTCTGTATTGCCGCAACCGTACCATTTCATTCACCTCCTATATATCCTGATTTGCTATACTATCTAATTCTTCAACAATATCATTCATATCTGTGTTAGTAAGTTCTCCAACCGCATATAAGATTTCTGTCAATTTTTCATATGCTTTAGCACCGCCTTTAGTGAATGGTTGCCTTCCACCATCTTCATCAATTATTATCTTGTCTAAGAATGGCTTTTTACTTCCTAATGCTATTAAAATATCTTCTAACGTATTCATAATCACACCTCCATATTATTGTTAATCCAAGCATTAATCTTTGCTGTAATAGCTTCTGTGTTATCAAAGAAAATCCCTTTATACCAACCAACAAAAATCAAATCCCAATCATCACGAATTGAAATATAAACTTCCGTTTGTGTTTCATCGTCATTAAGACAACAAAAAATATATAAGTTTTCTATGTCTTCATCAGTAATTTCTCCGTAATCTTCCCAATCTTCAAATGTAGTCTTATATCCAATTCGCTTTATAGGTGTAACTAAATCACCTGACTTTACTTTAAATACACAGCAAAGATCGCCTATTTCATACCGTGAATCTCTTTGTAGTGTAATCATTTCGCATTCTCCTTTCCATTACAAAAGGCAGACACAATAATTTGCATCTGCCTTTATTTATTCTCTTATTTCTAATCAATCTCATCACATTCTAAACTATCAACATCCCAATCAAGTTCATCAATCGGCTTGTCCCATAATCCATTGTCGTCTGCAATATAGTTCATAATCCTTGCAAAACTACTTGCCTTAACCTTTTCCATTTCCTCTGTAAAATTATGAGTCGGCTGCATAGCATCGTCTGTTTCAAAGATATACACATCAACTGTGTTATCACTATTTACATTAGCCTTAATAAATCCAATCTCATTTTTATGGAAAATGAAAAATTCACATAACCTGTTATTACAATTCCAATCAAACGGTGTACTGTCGTTCCCGTTCATATAATAAATAGCTCCGTTTGTATCAAGCATCTCATCTGTTACATTAGGATACATGTTTCGTGCAACCTTAAAAATTCTTTCGATTTCTCTTTTAAATTCATATCCATTCATATTATTTTTCCTCCTTAACTTCTAAAATCTCGTATTCAACATCGCCATTGTCAAGTCCGTAAATTCGCTTACATTCTTCAACAGATGATACTGTACAGCTTTGTGTTCTCCATTCCCAATTACTCATTGCATCCCTATATCTAAATTTTATATTAAGCATTTGCATTTTCCTCCTTTGGAGTAATTAAACTCATAAGATTATCTCTAATATAGCCACAGAAAGCATCAATACTTCCATTTCCAATTGTCCAACAACTATCTTCATCATAATTCCAATGGATAATTACTTCATGCCCTGCCGTAATATTAGGTAAGTCAACATCTGACTTGCTTGCATATGAACTCTTTGAAAGAGCTTTGAGATATACATATCTTCTGATATTCTCAATATCTCTTTCTGTTTCTGCATTGAAAATCTCTACCAGATATTCATCAGAACATTCATCATAAATATCATATTCAGAAGCTCCATTTTTCTTATTATCAAGCCTCTTCAACTCTTTACTAATTGCAAACAGTGCTGATTCCTCATATTTCTTACACTCTTCTTCACTTCTAAATACAGTTCCATCCTCTGCAATATACTCTGTTCTTACAAGTTTCTCAATTGTTTCTGTTTTTCTAATTTCGTTTACCTTCATAATATTTACCTAACCTTTCTTATTTTATATGTTCTTCAAATTTCTTTCTAACAAGTATCCAAAATCCTTTATCTGTCAATGGCATTTTAGATACATCACATACCTTTCCACCGTCAAGATAATTTGGATTTCCATTTAGTTTGTACACATCATAATCAATACACCAATTTCCATCATAATCTCTTAATGTAACATCTACGCTGTATTCATCTGTATTGTATTGACCAATACTATCATTCATTAAGTCATATTGTTTTGACTTTAACTTTTTTCGTAACTTTGCATAATCTTCATAGCATTTTATTATTTTCACTTCAATCACACTCCTTTGGAAATTACAATTTCCTTTGCCATTTTAGTTCTGAAATACAATGTCTGATATTTCTTTTATTAATCTTTCAGCATCATTAACTCGCCTTGCTAAAACATCATCTGTACAAAAATCCCATTGCTCATCTTCATTTACCTTTTTTATTATCTGTAACGACTGAGATAATAACGTGTTAATGCTTCCTAATGCTTTTAATGTATTATCTTTATCAATAATATGTTTTGCCATATAACTACACTCCTATCTGCTCCATTGACCAACTTTATTTCCGTTTATATCAATGCAACTACCACTTGTTACTCCGTCTTTTAACTTAGCACAAATGCCTTCAAGTATACGTTTTAACTCAACAGCTTCCCAATATTTGCTTTCATTTCCGTCATAAGGATCACCAAACGCTGCATTACCTGTTTCAATTTCAATTTTCAACATAATTCTTTACCTCCTATACCCATGCTGGCTTTACTTTAGTTTCTGGTAAACTTTCCAACCACTCAATTATATCCTGTGGTACTTCTTCCATTTTCCAAGCAGTTCCATATTTATAACCGCACACTGGACATTCCCTACCAATAAAACCGAGTTTGTGATCTTTATAAGAAATCCAACCTCTTGTCTTATATTCTGTATTTGAATGTCCTAAACAATCTTTCTCTTTTAATTCATATGCATTTTTATATAAATTTCCATATTTTTCAAAGATATCTTCATCATTGTAAACATCAATAGAATATTCCATATTTGCATATGTTGTTTCCTCTTTAGTTGGATAAAATGGTTCTCCATTTTTCAAACATTCCAGTGCTCTTTTCTTTGCGTTATCTTTTTTCTGACAAGCTTCTTTTGTTAAAGTCCATTTCTCAATTTTAACTTTATCCTGAGTGTGTTCTGTCCATCCAAGTTCACTCATGTGTTCACAATAAGGACGCATATCATTCAAATGCCATCTATCCCAAATATCACATAATTTGTTAAGCATTTCCGTTGTCCACTCATCTGTTGGTGAACCTTTTCTAATTTCATCTACACACTGACCAGCAGAGCCAAGGCAATCTCCGTTTGATAATGGCGCAACTACACCACACATACTTAATTTTGAATCTTTATATTCAATTCTCACAAATGCATTTCTATCTACTTCGTTTCCTGTTCTTGTGTAAACCTTACATTTACATGGGTTAATGATTTTATACATAATTACGCCTCCTTAATTTCTTTCAACATACTGTCGATACACAATATTAAATTTTCTTCCATATTTTCTTTAACCATTTCCAGATGTTCGTTTACCTGTTTTCTGATTTCTTTTTCTGTTACATTGTGACCATAATTTGCAATCACTTCATCCATAATTTGCCTATATGTAAAACCTAAAAGTAAGTCCTCATTTTCATGTATAGGAAAATTGTAAGTAAACTCTTTCCCATTCCGTGAATCCGTTTCAGGATCATATAACCATTTACTCATAATTCGTTTCCTCCTTAATTTATGCAATCTCTAAACTGTTCCACCATGCTTTGCCTCCACCTTCAATTCCATAGAAGCCAATAAAAGCATTGATATGTCTCATTGTCGTTGCTGAATACCCATTCCACAATCTCTGAAAAACTCCATTATGTATTCTGCAAACGACTGTATTGTAGCTTGTCAGTTCAATGTCTCCATTGTCTAACTCTGTTACTTTCGCTTTTCCGTAAAATGATTTTCGTATATCATTTACTACAGGTAAATCAAATTGTTTCATGTTCATTCCTCGCTTTCTTGTAATAAAATAGGCAGCTAGGTATTTATTCTCCTAACTGCCTTTGCGGTTACTATAAATTTATTGCTTTTCCGTTTTCGTCATATTCAATCGGTGCAATGTGAACCGCATAACCGATTTCTTTTTCTTTATCGTAAATCTCCATTGTACCACCTGCACAAAATTCAAATGAGAACCGCTTATCATCCGATTCAAGTAATTTAATCAGATGATCCGTGAGTTCATTTAAGTTCTGTGCGTCCTCTTTTGATTTTTCAATAGTTGTCATTTCGCTTCACTCCTTTTCATAAATTTCTAACTTATGTAACAAATCAAACATTGCTACATATCTACCCTGATTCCGTTCTTTGAGTTTATCATTGTCGTTCTGCATTGCATCATCATAATCCTTATTTACTTTTCTAAATTCCTCTGCAATAATTTCAAGAATTTCATCCTTTGTCTTGCTACATGTATATTTTGCCATTTCCCTTCACTCCTTCCTAAGAAATCTTAGATTCATCTGTGTTGTCTTAATTCTTCATCAAATGCTTTTATTGCCGCTTCTAAGCAATTACCCCATGCACAGACATTTCCACATGTGATTCTTACACAATCAAACTCTTCGTTAATCTGTTCTTTTGGAACCAAATCAATTTTAATTTCCTTTTCCATATATCCTCCAATCTTCTAAAGAAATGCGAATTTCTTTTACTCTTTTACTTCTTCAAAATAATCTGGTGTACATGAATATTCAACACCTACAATTCCTTTTGTACCCATATTTGTTTCAACTGTATATGTTCCGTCATGATGCTTAATTGCTCCATATACTTTACCAGCCGTCCAAACCGTAGCAAAATCATCATCGCCTGTTAAATCTTCTTCATAATCCTTTATACATCTTAACTGTCTTTTATATTTCATTTCTCTTACCTCCAATCAATAAGAAACACATATTTAGTGCCAACTTTCGCAAGTAGAATTTCTGTCAACTAATCCTTCTACTTCTGCACAATATCCTTCATAAGTTGTACAAGGATTGTACGCACTGCATCCGTCACAACGCTTGCACTTTCGCTTTGAACTGCTTACAATATGATACATATTCGGTTCTACATATTTCTCTTTAATGTCTTCCCATTGTTTTTGAGTTACTTTTAAATAAGCATTTACAATCATTTCTCTTACCTCCATTCTAAGAGAACACGAATTTTTTACAGTTGAATTAATTTATCTCCAATCAATAACTGGTCTAATCTTAAATTACTTTGTTCAACCTCAAGCATATCTTCAAAACCGTTTTCTTCAAGAATTTGCATTGCCTTTTCTGCCTTTTCTTTGGTAGAACACTGTACAAAACAAGTGCCTTCTAAATCATCAATTCCATTTACTTCCCATATCTGCATTCCGTTCATCTTTTTTACCTACCTTTCTAATCCAAGAAAACACGCATTTCTTTACTCCGAAATCTCTTTATATGCTTCCACTAAACTGCAAGACAAATCTTGCATTATCTCTTCGCATACATCCACAATATTCTGAATATATGCATTCTCTTCTTCTGCTGTCAAATCTCTTTTCTCTTCTGCTTCTGTTTCACAAATCCAAGAGTCAAGAGTATTATCTGCAATCATTAAACCTCTAATAATATCAAAATTTGTTCTTGCCATTTTTATTTCTCCTTTCTAATGAAATATCCATTTACTTTATTTCAACGAATCTCATATTTCACATACCCTATATTCGTATCCATTGCACCCGTCATCAAATCTGACAATTACATATTCTGTACCATCTTCGCCGTCACATACAAGGTTTGGGATTTCACTCAAAGGATAATCCCAATGATTAGCAAGACCATCATCGCCTCCATTTTTATTTGGGTCTTGTGCAATCTCATTTAGTTCATTAATAGTAATTAAATCATCAACAGGTCTATATCCTGTTATTTCTTCTATCCAATCCGAACTATCTATACATTCGTCACAAAATTTAACCATAATTTTTGTCCTCGCTTTCATTCTCATTCATTGCATCCGAAAACCCATCGTCATATCCCTTGTTATACATAGGATTCTCAAACTTACTGTTTGCTAATGGACTATTCTCTTCAATGCCGAACCACTCTTTCTCTTTATCTGTCATTTCACAAACTTCATTAAAGTATTCCATTGCACTTTCTCTATCATCAGAGATTAAACCGTCCTTGAAAAGTGTTGCAAGTTCTGATAACCTGCAACGTGGAATATAATCCACATTTACCTTTTCCATGAAACAATCATAAGCTGATTGAAGATATAACATCTTCTTAAAGTTATTATGGAAATAAGTGAAATAAGTTCCATATGCCCACTGTTTATTTTCTGGCTGCGTTGGATTATAACCACTAACAACTGCATACTGTGTATCACTTTCGCTTTGTAATAATGCACAATCATTTTTCCGTAAAATCTCAATCCATTTCATTTCTTTACACCTCCAAGTTATACTCTTTAATCAATCGCTGCCTTACCATGTCATTCAGATCCTTATTAACAGGCATTATCCTATGCGTTGTACGATTGATATACACGAAATGACTTCCCTTGCACCTTGTCGGTGTATATCCATTCTTCCGTAAAACTATATCAAAGTCACGCATTCGCTTTGACTTTCTAAAATTATGCATAAATCTCACTTCCTTTCTGTTACCCGTATAGCCTGATAGTGCAGCTTTATATGTATATGTTCTCTTATTCACAAATTGCCTTTGCCAAAATATCATACATTTCAGCATTACTCTTAACAGGTGCAATCTTATTTTCAAAATATGAAGCTCCCTTGCAGTTTTCAAGAAGTCCTTCAATAACTGTATTCTTTTCATAATTTGCAAACAGTTTCTTGAATATCTGGAACAGCCTAAGTGTAAATGCACTCTTTTCACTTCCTGTCCAATCAATTGCTTTAATTGTCTTGATTATGAGTTCTAATAATTCCGTATTATTCTTAGCCATTCTTAATAATTCTCTTGATGGTGCAACTTTGCCTATTGGGTTTTCAAGTTTATTATCATCGGTTACAATTTGAATATTGTATGATTCAAATAAATTTTTAAACTCTATATATTCTCTTATATTTGCCTTTACACCTGCTCTATATGTATCAGCTACACTCATCGACTTCCTAGCAGATTGCTGTCCTAAAAATGTAAGAATTGCCTCATATTCTGAACAATTAAGCACTTCAACAAGCATTTTTATTTCTCCATTGATTACAAATGCAACAACTCTATGTGCTCCATCTGCCACAAATAATTTTCCATTCCTAACATATACTTTAACTGGATCAAATTTATCTTCATTAAAATACTGTGCTATTTCCTGCACCTTTGCCATATCCGTATCTCTCTGCCAATCTGGTATATGTATGAATGTTGGATTGATAAGAATGTATCGCTTTGAGGCAATACTGAAAGAGTTCTTTAATGCACAATCAACTTCTTTCATTTCCATACTTTCTCCTGCATTTGAGTGAGCCTGTATAAACTCTTCTGTATTCCGTGGAGTTGAATAACGAATAAAGCCTTTCTTCTTTCTTATCTTTTCAGTTAGTTTACCTTCGCCTGATGTAAAACTATATCCAACATCAGCAACTTCAATATCATTTTTGTTTATCTTTAAAAGCAGACATATCTTATCTACTGTTGCATCAGATGGATTATTAATCTCGCTTTCATACTTTGATATTGTTGAGTAAGAGACTCCGCAACCTTTAGCGACATCCTGCAATGTTAAACCTTCTCTTTCTCTAATCTCCTTTAACTTCTTTCCATTAATTTTGCACATAATTAACTACCTCTTTTCTTTTAATATTTTTGATATGTATTTTGGGTAAAAAATAACGGCTTGCCTTTTGACAAACCGTTTAGTTGCTAAACTTTTCAAATACTCCTGACTTGAGCATATCTGATTTCCAACACTCAAAGTCTGGATATTCTGTCTTATCTGCTAAGTCTCTATAGACTTCATGCGTCTGCTTTTCTGTGAATGTTTTGCCTTTTAGCGGTTCTTCATAGGTTATGTACTTCATTATATTTCACCTCTTTCTTTTAAATAATTTCTGTAAGCATTTTCGCTTTCAAACTGCTGATATTTGCCTATACTTGGCACAAATCCCATATAGGCAAATCCGTTATAATATCCCTTCATGTATTATCCTCCTTGCAAAATTCTTTACCTTATCAATGACTGTTGATTCGGTTGCCTTCTGTAATCTTCTCTTTCTTTCTGTAAAATACAGACTGTTTTCCACATTGATATAATCCATCATCTGTAATGGAGTTAATGAATTATATGGAGTTGATAGAGTACTGTCTATTATTTCAGCTCCGTTTGCTGTCTTGATAATTCTAAAATTAAATGCTTCCATTCTGCCTTATACCTCCTTTAATCTTGCATCACGCATAATACGTGAAATTTCACTCTCCGTTTTTGCGTTGGCTATTGCTTGCAATGTGTCTTCTGAATACAGTAATTGCTTTGCAATTCTGATTGCATCATATTTTATTTTACTCATAGTTGTATTCTCCCTTCTAAATCAACATTGACAACTGTTTCGCTAACATTGCTTTTGATAAACCTGTTGTCTTAACTCCTTTGTTGCCTTTCGTTTCTGTCTTTACAGAGTAAACCCGTGAAGGTTTATTTGCCTTTGCAATCTGATAGTCGCAGTAGGCAGTATGAACTTGTTTGTGTTTTTCTGACATATTAATATTCTCCCTTCTTTATTTTGATATTGTGAAATCATAGCAATCTGAATCTGTGTAGATTGTTATATTATTTCCGTTTTGTGTTACTGATGTTATCTGGTTTAAATTCAGATAATCGTATTTGCTAGGCATATTTCTGCCAATTAAAAAAGCACTCAATATGAGTGCTAATGTGATGATTATATATGCTATTTTACGTTTCATTTTGCATTTTCCTCCTTTTTGGGTATAAAAATAGCACCTAACAGATTTTTATTTCCATTAGATGCTATATAAATATGACACTTTATGAGATTATTTTTTTACAAGTTCCATTTTATAACCAAGCGCATCAATAATTTTCACAAATAAAACTAATGATGGACTATGTGTTTTCTTTTCAAACCGTGAGATACTTTGCTGTTTGCTTTCCGTTAAATCGGCTAATTCCTTTTGAGAAATATTAGACTCTTTCCGTAATTTAACAACATTATCAATTAAGTTGTTCTCTATATCCTCTGCACGAAAAGTAGTGGCTGGTAAACCACTTACTTCTCGAACTGCAATTTGCTTTTGGTCAATTGCAACAGCTTCTAATAACCCTTGCATTGTATCATCAAAAAATTTGCTCATGATTATTCCTCCTTTAAAATTTTTACTACTGCCTTTAGAGCTTTCTTTTCATCAGGCGTTAAGTCTGCCTTTTCATCTTTTGAGTAGACATTGACAAAATATATAGTTTCTTTTATATCAACATCTACATAAATTACTCTTGCACCACTTCGTTTCCCTTTTCCTTTATTCTCCATTGGGATACGGATTTTTCTTAATCCACCTGTATGAGAAATAGTATCTCCTAATTTCGGATTTTCTAATAAAATTTCTTGTAAGTCTTTTAAATTTTTATCAGTTAATCCTAAGTCTTGCCATTTAGCGGTAAAAATTGGTGTTTCAATAAAGGTTCGTGTCATATTTTTATTTCCTCCTTTGTTTATACACCTATAATACATCAAATTTGTTGTATTTGTCAAGTCAAAAATAGCACCCTTTGCGTTTGGGTGCTTTTGGTTTGGGTGGTTATTATATTTGACGCAGTTAGTCTTCAAAATTATAATTTGCGTCTATGTCTGCAATTTGCTCATCATAATAAGCTCTTGCAGATTCACAACGGAGTTCATAGTTACTTCCGTTTGATGGATAGCCTTCAGCTTCGCATTGTTCGGCTATCTCCTGGCATTCTTCTCTGTACTGCTTTTCGAGTTCGCAGATCTTATCTATATCTGCTTTTGTGCAAACATTTGCTTTGAGCATAGAGTTACGCATATCTTCGATTGTTTGCATAGTTATTTCCTCCTATTTTTGTTGTAATTGCTTTTTCTTTGCTTCAAGTTCTGCTATTTGAGCTTCGATTGAGGCAATTTCAGCATTTGCCTTGTTATACTCTTCGTCTGGTATCCATTCCATAATTTCTGAAGGTTGGACATGGAAATATTCGCAGACTTTATTTAGGGTATCTGTTGACATAATTCTATTTTTTGTGAACTTAGCTGTCATAGATGGGCTTAATGCAAGTTCTCTTTGTAAATCTATATATTTCATATTTTTTGACTTTAAGTAGTCACCTAGCTTATTATATACTATCACACATTTCACCTCCGTTTATAGTGACTACATTTTAGCATAGTTTATGGTACAATTTCAAGATTTATAAGCTATAAACAGGGATTCCACTTTTTATCTGTTCATTATTTTCATGCTATCGCCTCCAATCTTCTACGAGCCATTTTTTGAGCCTCTGGAAAATCCAAAATCCCAGTTTCTATATAGTGTATAAATAACCATTTACATTCCTCCCAATCTAACCAGTCGATCACATAATATAAGTGCATGATAGTGTCTATAATTATATTATCCTGTTTAACAGATTTTCTACCCATTCCAATATAATCTGCTTTTATGTTATGTAACATCTTTTTAATTTGAATTGCGTTCATAGTTATAACCTCCTTAAAATTATTATGTAAAATGCACACTATTAAAAGGCAGAATTTTTCAACTCTGCCCTTCGTACTATGTACTTTATAAGATTTTACTTTTCTGCATACTTTGAGATAACTATTTTTGCAATATCAGTTGCAAGTCCTGAATAGTCAATCTCACCCTTGCGATTTTTCTTTACGGCAGTATTATACTTGCGTGACTTGAATGTAATTGTGCCTGTATCGTCTGTATCAAATTTATTAGAAAAACCTTTAATGTAGCAGTCATGTAATACTTTTCTATCCTGTGCATTGAGTTTTACACGTAAAGCAGTTGTGTAAGGTGTAGCGATTGGCAAAGAAAATGTATCACGCATAATATTATCTAATTCTTCCTGTGCAGACTTATAGAGTGCAACTCTTTCTTTTGTATTTGTAGAGTATCCCTCTTCTACTACATCATTATTTACATGAATAGCCTGTAAACAGTTATAAAGTGACTCATTCTCAAATACTGGAATGATTGCATACTTGTAAAGTTTGCTATTTTCAGCACAAGCCACTACACGCAATACAGTGCGTACAGTATCAGAATTATTAGAATAACCCTTGTCATTAGGTACAGTCATAGCCTCAATGATAGAATTATAAACTGTCCGCAACTCTTCCATAGTTGTAGACAACTTGACATTCTCAGCTTCTAATTTGTCAATTTTAGCCTGAGCCGTTGCAATCTCATCCTCATCATGTGTACCCTTTTCATTAGCTACAATTTTAGCCTGTTTAGCGATTGCATCAAGGTTCATCTTTTTTGTCATATCGCAAAGTTCGAACCGTACAGCCTGTGCAAGTTCTGCAATCTGATTAATAGTTGCGTCATTGTTTAAGAAATTGATTTTTAACATAATAACTCCATCCATCCAAGTTTTAACGTGGGGACATCCACAATAATATTTTTATAGTTATAGTGGCATAATGCCAGAATCTACCCGTGGGAATTGAACCCACTTCCAAAAGGTTTAATCCTACCGCTTGAGCGTGAAACTGCCTGCCAGTGAGTAGAGAATAATATTCTTTTGCAATACACAATATTACAACGTGTACCGCCTGACATTTATTAAGTGCGGACAAGTCAACACACATAAAATAAAAGACTTGTAAACTATCTCAAGTATTACAAGTTAGACAAGCTAGTTTTTTCATAGCCTATATCTATCAGTTATTTATACACTTTTTAAACAGGAAAACAGGTTATAGGCGTTACTCTATAAATAAAAATCATTGCTAACAGGTTTTACCCTGTCGGCAAAAATAACAAGTTTTTTATGCCTGTTTACAAAGTGTTTTATACGCTTTACTTTTTCAAGTATGCCATCAACTAACCTGTACCCCTTCAGTCTAAAATCTTGTATTTATTAATAATAGTATCGTTACCGACTTGTCATTAACAGAGATACGACAGGGATAGCCTGTCAACCTATCTCATACAGGTTTTTTCTAATTATTTTTAGTGTTGGTATCATTGTTTATTGCTACTAATAGATTTTTTACCATCCTGTTTTTTCAGTCTGCCGATGGGCATACCCCAAAAGACTTAAATTATAACAGTACCTGTTGTGTATGGTTGTTACACTTATTCTATTAACCGCCTAACCGCTTGCCTCCGCTCAACTATTCCTACTTATTGCAACTTGCCAATACTACAAGTTTTTTTCAGAATAACGTCATGGCAGACTAACCATCACGGCTTTTTCAACCCACGGCTTTAATGGGATTTATTTTTTTGGGATTAAGTTATCGATTGACAACTTGAAAGAAAAGTTATAAAATCTAATTGTGTGGAAAAGATTTTTCTTTTCAATCCCTGTTGTTTATCCGACACAGGGATTTTTTTTAACTCCCTGTTGGATTGTCTTAACTATATCATAGTATAGTTTAGTTGTCAACTACTTTTTGAAATATTTTTGAAAAATCTTTTTTCGATTGAAAAAAGTGTAGTTGTTTTTATTGATATAGCTATATTATCATATAGTTATTTTAGTGTCAAGTATTATTTAAAAATTTTTTCGATAAAGTTTTATTCACATAAAACCATATAACATAATATCTTACACCATAACACATAGTTCTTAATACTACTTACAAACTACTCAAAATACCAGTAAAAAGAATGGTTAATATATATCTATTAGCCATTCTTTTAGACTGACTGGGGGTGCTTAAAACTAACTTGATGGACTGGAAATGCAGCAAACCCTATAGCTGATTCATCTACATACCAACTTAAAAATCCATCCTCTTTCCAACTTCAAAATTCCTAATAAAATCAAGCAAAATTCTAATTTTCCCATCTCAAACCCTTTATCGTACCCCATATCGCTCAAACCCACTAACCAAGTCACTTTCAGCCACTTCACGACCAAAAAATTAAACTTCCATCTTATCAAAAATTCATTCACAAATCCAAAATCTTCCTTATTTATAAATACTTTTACCGATAACCATTTTTAATCTAAAATCTATCATTATAATCAATCACACAAATTACAACTCTCTCATCTACAATACGGGGGGTACAGAAAAACCAAAAATTACCTATATACTTCACAAAAATAACCAAAAATCCAATATAAACCATTAAAAAATCC